CCCGCTGGAATGAATACCGAAGCGTGAGGCGTGTTGGCGCAGGCGTCGGTTATGGCGCTCTGGATCGTGGTGAAGGTCACGCCATCCACGATTCGCGTAGAAGCCAGAGGGTTCGGCAATTGCGTTGACGCCAGTGACCCGGAGAGATTGGCGAATGATGGTCGAGCCTGAGTGAAGGCTCCCGTGGCCGCCGTGTAGGATGTCAGGAAATTGTTGGCTGTCGCCGCGATCGTAAGGGGGGATGAACACGGCCCCCCGGTATCTCCCAAGGTGACAGTCCCGGATATCAAACTCCACTTGGGGCAATCCCCGTTCGTAATGGTCACGCTGGACGGAACCAGTGCCCCGATGTTATCCACGCCGTTGCCGCCGAAGTGGTAGTTCTTGTTGGTCGAATCGAACACAATGGCGCCACTGGTAGTCGTCGTTGCTCCAGGGGAACTGGGCGCAATGAATTGCGAACTCCCACCGCATCCGCCAAACAAATTCCAGGTCGTCCCATCGAACCAGAAACTGGCGTCCGTGACCGCATTCACTCCCGCCGCCACCGTGCAAGGATTGGCAAAACTTCCCGGCCAAGTCAGCGTCCTCGACCCCACTCCATCCTGGACGATCTTGACCTGGATCACGCGGCCTATCACGGCATTGGCTACGCTGGCTGTGCAGTTTCCGGTCAAGAGCGTGTTGAAGATGGTGGATGCGCCCGTATCCCAAGCGACCGTACTTGAACAGGTTTGCTGCGCTTGAGCGGCCCACACCGGCTGTAGTGGATCGGCCACCGAGACATCGGATATGTCGATCTGGCTGATGAACGAACCCTTTTCTTGAAGATGCACACGGGCCGCCGGGGTATAGAAATCCACATTCCCACGGGCGTCTCCGGTCATGGGATTCGGCAGCGCCTGAGTGCAAGCCCGGTCGCTAAAGAGATTCACCAGCGGCGTACAGGTTAGGCCAGTGGCCGGCTCCGCGCATACCCGAACGATCGGAAACGGAACGGCTTGGCCGCTGCTCGTCTGTACCGGGGTCTTGGGATAGTGAGCGCAAATCTGAGCCCAGCAGTCGAGGGCGCTCAGTAGGACTATCGCCAGAATGTAAATAAGGCGTCTCATGGCTACTGGATGTCCTCAGCAATGAATGTCGATCCCGCCAGGACCGACGATGTTCCACTGGCAGCATTCTCAGCGAATTGAGCCGTAAGTGTTCCACCGGCATTCACTGTGATCGTGCCTTCGATTTTGGTGAAATCGTCGATGGCGCCGGCCTGCCCTGCGCTACCGCCTAAGGCAGTTTGTTTCGAGGAAATAACAATTGCGTTCGCTGCGTTAGAGATAGTGGAAATCTCGTAAATGATATTGGTGGCGGTGGCCGTACCGCCAATCGCATACTTCTGCCCGCCTACCACATCCCCGGTGACGTGGAGAGTCGCCACAAAATGGTAGGTACGCCCCGCCGTAACAGTGATGGATAGCCCAGTGATGTTGGCTAGTGTGGTGTCGGAGGCTTTGTCGAACTGGGTAGATACTCTCTTCTGGCCGGTGGTGTTGATGAAACCATTGACGTCGAGTTTCGTGTTTGGAACTTTAACGCCTACGCCAACGCTTCCGGTGGAAATCGTGGAAGTGGTTCCATCCAAGCCAGTAGCATAGATCAGATTTCCGAGTGTCATCTGATTTGACCCTGTATTCGTTGGGACGTTTACGTTGTAACCTATAGAGATATTCTTGCTGCCTGTAGTTATGTCGGGAAAGCCAGCATTCCCGATTGTTATGTTGTCACTACCAGTCGTAATACTGCCTCCTGAACTGTTTCCGATCATTACATTTTCCGAGCCTGAAGATAACCCGATAGCACTGGGTGAACCAATAGCTACATTGCTGCTACCTGTTACAACAGCATTCTGCATTGCCCCTGAACCGATGGCAACATTATTTGCTCCAGTAGTAGTGGCATTTCCTGCTGCCCAACCAACAGCAGTATTACTAGCGCCATTTCCGGCAGCTCCTACATCTCTAAGGGCTAGATAACCAACAGCCGTGTTACCAGTAGCAGTAATATTGTTTTTTAGAGATTGAGAACCGACAGCAGTATTTTGAGTAGCAGTATTAGTAATAGAAAAAAGAGATTGATATCCAACGGCCGTATCGTTAGAAGCCGTTCCAAGCGCAGTTAAAGCACTTACACCTAAAGCTGTATTTTGTCCAGTACCTGTTGTGGTTAAATTCCCAGTGCTAGAGCCAACGAACGTGTTATTTGTCCCAACGGTGTTGATGAAGTTGCTAGTACCGAATTTAACTTGGTAATTAGTGCCGTCGGAAAAGATTATCAGACCTTTATCTTGCGTCAACTTAACACTGGAAGCGCCATTGATAGTGGACGTGGTCGGCGTGATTGTCACTACGCCCGCGCCCAGACTTTCAACATACAAAAAGAAGCCTGAACCAAATCCGGTCGTAGTAGCTTGCGGCAGCGTTATCGCCTGAGCGGAAGCGTTGTTGAAAGTGACCAGTTTTCCGGAATCGGTAGACAGCACCGTATAAGTCGTCCCGGTCTGCGCGTTGACCGATGTGCTGGCGGCCGCCGTGGACTGAACCGTGGCGTCGGGAAAGGTGATAGAGGGCGCTGCGATGCCAGCCTTTTTTACAGAGAATATTTCCGTTCCGTTATTCTGAACAGACAGCAGCGAAACCGAAGAAGTGATAGTCTTCAGATTGTTAAACAGGAATCCGATTTCCCCGCCAGTGGCGCCGTCGTAGTTGGATGTCGCAGTCATGAGCCATTTGGTTGTGTCTATTCCGGAGAACCCCAGCAGTTGAGAACTCGTACCGCCACGAGTCAAAAGGAATGCTCCCCCTGTCGCATCGATGCGAGCAGTTCCAGTACCTCCAATATCCCCAGGGTACAAACCAAGCTTTACCGCCGCATTAGAATTTTCAGCTTGCAGTAATGGCTGCGTGTCGCTATTTTGAAGCTGCTTTAATCGTACTGGTATAGTAGACGAACCTGCTGCCTTGATTGCGGAAAACAGTGCTCCAGTTCCTGAGTTACTGCTTGTGTCTGTGATTTTGAACAGATCACTTGAACCAGTCGTAGCATTGAAAGTGAACGTGGATGTGTTACTTCCCATCGTCAATCCTAGATTGCCGGTCGGATCGCCCAATCCAGACCATAGGGTTGATGTAGCCGGAACGTCACCAGCAACTAGAAGTCTAAAAGTAGGAGCGGCAGCCCCGCCCGATGTCGGTCCAGCATAGACCTTGTTAGCCGTCTGCGTTACGCTAGTGTCCAGAGCATTGGTGACTTGAGCCGCAGTGTAATCGCCAGTCCCCGCAGCAACGGCGCCAGTTCTGGTAAAGACCGAGGACACGGCCCCACCACCGCTACTGATTACCTGCCAGACGGTGGCGTTGCACGAATAGAGAGTGCCCGTGGTGGTATCAACCGCGAGATCGGTAGCTACGCAGGCCCCACTTGGAACTCCAGCAAATCGTCGGCTGACCCCACCGGCATTTCCCCCGCCCGTTCTGGTTTGCCCCCAGCACAGGCTTGAAACTAACAGCAACAAAATAGCCCAGTTGCGCATTACACCACCCCAATGCTTGGCAAGTACTGATCGCCTATGGTTCCCACTATCCAAAATTGCGCCATGTCTAGGGTGTTCGGGCCAGCGCTGCTTGAAAAGTTTTCCACGTAAGTGCCCGGTACGCCCCCCGCAAACACTGCCGGGATCTTGGCGATACACCGGGTTCCGTCGATCTTGGCCGATACATCGTCTCCTATGAACAACGCCTGGGCGTTGCCATCCAAGGCTTGGATAAACAAGTGCGAAGCCATGCGCGAAGGCCGAATCGCCACCCCCGAAGCGTGGGCCTTCTGACAACCGGTCGGCGCCAGTATCCCCCCGGGAATCTGCACCGTGACATGGGTCGAGTCGGGAATCTTCGTGATCATCATCCGCTCTTCGCTGGAACCGGTATCGATGATCAGCCACGTTCCCTGATCGAAGATGGTGCTGTCGGCCACCGCGATGTTCTGCGGCCGATCCGATGTCCCGACCGCCGCCGAGATAGTCGTTCCCACCATGGGCTGAGCCACGTTGGTGGTGGTAATCGAGAAGTATTTATAGGCTCTGGTCGCCATTTATTTGCCTCGTTTTTGATCGTCGGCCCGGCTCATTGGCCAACAGAATGCCGGCCCACCCAGCCACCGCCCCGGTCGCGGGATCATGGGAGCTTCAGTCGTCTCACGGTGATTGGTGATCAGTTTCCCAAACGGCCCAATGGGCTTGTTCTGCAAAGGGATCGCCGTGCTACCCATGCCGTTCAACGATTCACAGGGATAGCGCATCGCTTCCGTCTTGATGTCCTTGCCCGCGGGCTTCCCTTTTTCTCGCTTCGCCATCGCTTACCTCCGATCCTGAAATTGATTGGGCTTACCGCCCGGTAAAGGCTCATCCTGGCGATCGTAGTTGGCCAACACTGAAATCACGCCGTGCTCCCGCTCCAGTTGCCGCAGATGATGCAGAGAGTTGACCTCGACCGGCCCCATGTTGGGGTTATCGGAAATGTGCATCGAGTCAAACCTGAAATTGTTCTTAGCAAAGTTCATAGTCTGCGCCCCTAGCTTCCCGCAGTTGTGATGAACATACCCACGGGTGGTGTAGCGGAACATCCCGCCTGTCTGCCCACACCGGATACACGTTGTTACTTCGCGATTCATTCTTACCATCCGCCTTCGTCGTGATTTTGCGCCCAGCTAGCCCCTGGATTCGCCATGGGGAAATCGTCGTATTGGAGATCTTTAGGATCCATCGCGTCATCGGCATTGGTCATGGTCTCAATGCGCGATCCAAACTCCCGCAGTTTCCCGCTAGCCGTGGTCGGATCGTAGTAGGGATTCAGTTTCGGCCCACGAAAGACCAGAGCATTGGCGATCGGCCTCAACACCAAGAGATCGGACGCGATGAACGCCACCGGGTAGTCTTGATCGCCATTCAGGTCGGGCGGCTGAATGTAGGCCAAGTAGGGGAAGCATTGCTGAAACGTTGGCGCCGGGTAAATCTCGAACAGCGGCGAGCCGTTGAAGCTTAGTTCCTTGGGGCTAATCCCCCAACTCCACCCCGTAGCCGTCCTCCAGGTATCCCGGCGATTCAAGAATTCCTGCGGGATGCCAGTGATCATCCGATACCCCTGACGCTGGTTCACCATGGTGTGTATGACCTTGATATTTGGCCCCAGGTTGACCCAGGTGTAGAAGATGGAGTATCCAGCGGTAACTATGGTCGGATTCCCCCAAGGCATGTCCAGGGTCAATTGTGTGGCGCTCTGGACCGATTGGATATTGAAGAACCCGGTACTGAATCCCGACCGCAACTGCTGGCCCACTAAGTCCTGGGTCCAGGCCGTTCCTGTACCGTTTACCACCGTGTCGCCCTGATTGATTGAAATCGTTCCCGCCGTGGTCAGATTGGGCGTAATCAACTGCCCCCGAACCTTCAACCCCGCCCAGCGTCTCCGGTCAATCACATCCCGATAGGCTTCATTGATCCAACTCTTCACCATGGTGGGCGGAACATCCGGATTCCACTGCATCACCTGCCCAATCATTTTGCCCAAGCCATATTGCGTAGTACTGGCCGCTTGGCTTTGGTTCACCTGATTCGGGATCGACGTCGCAATGGATGGTCCAACTGGCAACTTATCTTCTCCTACCTACACGCCGCGGGCCCTTGGGTCTACGAACATGAACATGCGGCCGTCTCGGCGCCTTGGGCTTTCTTGGACCAAGAGGCCGGCTCCGTCCAAAGGATCCCCTGGACCCAAATCCCCCGCTGCTGACTCGCTCCGCCGGGATAACCTGAGCCCCGCGCTTTACCGAGTAGACGCCCGTCTCTGGAACCTTCCAGGAATTGGACTTCTCCGGTCTCTCGGGCTTCCAGTCTTGCTTACTCACGGCCACCCTTGCGCGCCTTCTTGCTCCGTTTCCCGACTACTACCTCGCCTTTATGTAATCGGGCTTTGCCAGTTTTTCTTACCTTGCCACCCTTGCGGTAAGAATCCATCTGCACCTTGACTGGCCCAGAGCCACTGTCACGCTCCGTCGAAACCCGCTCGGGCGGTGGCTGCGCGGCGGCCGAGTATCCCTTGGCGGCGCCCGTCAGTGCCTTGCTGGTCTTGCTTTTTTCTGGTTTGCTGTCATCGTCATCAGCCATGGCTTACTCCCTCCCGCCCTTGCGGCCACGTTTAGATTTCGTAGGTGGCTCGACTACCTCACCCTTATGCAGACGGGCCTTGCCGCTCTTGCGTACCTTTCCGCCCTTACGATAGGAATCCATCTTTTCCTTCACTGGCCCGGGCCCCTTGTCCTTCTCTGGTGGAACCGCCTCGGGTGTTTTAGCTTTCGACATTTTTGCCTCCTCTAAGAACGAATGGCCGGGCAGTTGATATACCCGGCCATGCCCATTTTTGAAACTGCTTTTCTTGCGTTCGCTTCGGTCAACGCTGAGCAATCACCAACACCGTTAACGCAAAGTTGGCAATCGTTGTAGTATTCGCCAATTCCACCAACGCCGCCGGCGCGCCCGTAGTGCTTTGAAACGCCTGGAGTTTCAGCGTTTGCGTATTCCAGGCCCAGTCCTGGCCACCAGCCGCCGTATTTTGCCCGACGACAATGATTCCAGCAATCGGCCGCGAGAGTCCAAAAAGAGCCGCCGTCAGCGCCAGCCCGCCGGTGAGATACGTGTCCGACGCCCCAAACGTGATGGTGAACATGGCCACCGGAATCGAGCCCAAATAGTCGGTCTTGTTGTCGCCTAGCCCCGCATATACCGCATTGAATCCTGCCATCGAACTTGCTCCTTAGAGAGACTCTGCGTTAACGTAGACGGTCCCAGCCGAGGCCGCGTAGGCATAAGCGCTGGTCTTGCCCAACGGCGTGCCACCAGCCGCTACCCTGGCCAATCCGCCCGTGGTGGTCCAATCGACGTTCGCATACAGCATGTCGCCCGCAGTCGTTGCCGCCGACGCCACACCGGTTACAATCCCGCCTACCGCCACCCATACTGCCGCGCCGCTGTTGGCGTTCAACAAAGCCGCCGTCAACCCGCTCAGGTCGCCCGTGTTCGGCATCATGATCCCGGCAAAGAACGACACACCACCAGCCGACTCGCTGAACTTGCCCGTCACAATGGTCATGGTCGCATCCGTGTACCACACCGGCGCCGGGGTCGCGAGCAGCGTTGGATTGGACGTGCTTAGATATTTCAAATACCGGTACTTGGTCGGCTGCCCGTAGGGATTGGCCGTACTGATGGCGTTATCCCAGAAGGTCGATCCCAAGTAGTTGGGGAATACCACACTCGGATATGGCTGCGGCTGCCCCAGGGAAGTATTGGGGTAGTCCACCGTGGTCCGCACGTTGCCGGTCGTAACCTGGATTGTTTGATTGGTCGGATTAAACTGCGCCATCGATTTTCTCCTTAACTTCTACCGCGTGCTTCTCATGGTGGGCGCCCGATTACTCAAACGCCCCCCTCATAAGCCAGGCAACTAGGACGTGATGCTCTTGATCTGCCCCATCAAGCGAGGCGCCACATTCAACAGATTTCCAGCAAACAAGTACTGCCCGGAAACATCGTCGTTCATCTGCGCTTCTTTCCAGCCGGTAAACCCAAACTGGTACTTGGCCAAGGTCGTGATCCAGAACTGGATGTACTTGGTGTTCAGGAACCACATCTTGCCAGCCGGCGCATATTGATCGACAGTAAGCGAGGCGCCATTGAAGCGAATCGCCTGGAACCCGGCCTCAACAATGTCCTTCTCGGCCTCCAAGAAGCGTTGCTGAGGTTGCAGTTTCGACCAGAAAATATCCCAGATAGCCTGGGTCAAGATGATCAGATCGGTGTGCTCATGCCCAAACCAAGTCGCGCCATAGGCGGTCTGCACATCGGCCAAGGCCAACGAACCAGCCATGGTCTTCAAGTAGGCGTTGATCCCCACGTTCGCGCCCGAGGCGATATCCGCACGGGTTATGCCACCGTAAGACGCGAAGTTGGTGCCATCGTCGATTGAGGCTTCGAGTCCGTCCAACTGAATCGCCGAAGAGTCCGTGCCCTGGCCGTCCAGGAAAGCGTCGGTCCCTAGCAACTCCGCCATACGGCCACCGGCGTTCGCCATCTTGGTCTCGACCGTCGACATCACGGCTTCCGGACCACGGTTCAATACCGCATCAAGGCCGAACAAAGTGATGTTGACGTAGTAGGCTTTGACCAGAACTTCCAGCGCCGTGTCGGTCTGAACGTAAGAGGTATCAAACGATCCACCACGAGTGAAGGCTCCACCCTTGAGGCGCGCATAGGCTATTGGATGCCGAATGGAAGTGCCGCCCGTGAACTGCTCCATGTGCTTGGTGCGCAGCCGCGTGAACAGTGGAGAGTTCTTATAGATCGAATCGATCATCCTGGGGATGATGAATTTATTGGTCTTCGAAGTTACATCAAGCCATGTAAGCGCCATCGGAAATTCCTTACGCCCTTAGTGGGCAGAGATACAATTTTTCTTGCTCTTGCTTTGATCCGCTCATTCCGGCTTCGCCAAGGTTGGCTTCCGGTTGACGGCTGTATCGCTGCTGTTGGCTTCGGCCTAGCGGCCTTCCGTGGCAGTTACTCTTAGAACAATCCTTCTTTCCGCATCTCATTCGCGGCCATCGAGGCCGCCGTGCGGTCTCCCAACTCGGAGTTATCCGGAAACTTCGGGGCTTCACCGGCAATTCTTAATTGCAGCGGCCCAATATCGCTGGACACGTTCTGCCCCGGCGTTACGCCCGGCAGGTTCCGTTTCCCCAACTCTTCCTGGACCCTCTTCTCTACTTCAGTCTTTACTTCCCGCTCGCGGCGGGAGGTATCCGTGAAGCGATCAAACGCCTCGCGTGGACTGAAAATCCCCTTTTCCTGCATGAACTCTGAAAACTCTTTGCGGGGCAGTTTCTTGCCAAACTCGTCTTTGTAGTCCTGCATGACTTCGAGAAGATCGGCTTGGAAATTGGTGGTGGCCGGGAAGGTGTTTTCGAGAAAGTCTTTACGCGCCGCCTGTACCAGTTCGTTAGTCTTGGCCGCCAGTTTGCTGGCCTCGGCCTGAACCAGTTCCGCCAGTTTGTCGGGACTCACCGTTCGCCCTTCAATCTTCCGCAACACGTTATCCATGAGCTTGTCTTCATCTACATCGATGCCAGTGCTACTCGATGTGCGTGACGATGCCTCTTGTACCTGCCGGGTCAGATCGGCCTTTTCCTGCTCCAGCCGGTCGATATCTTCAATCGCCCGTTTATGGATTGGGACATTCTTATCTGACCAACTCTTCCACTCTGCTGAAAACTTCTCTGCCGCTTTGGCGCGCTCTTCTTTAGCATTCAGTTGCCGGCTGAATTCCGCCTGAGGCACTGTCATACGGTCTACCGTCTCGGCGATCGCTGGGTTTGCGTCCCAAAACTTGCGCTGCGATTCTGCCGCCGTTGGATCCATGTGCTTCAGTAACTCTTCGAGATTCTTTGCTATCGCCATCGCTCTCTTACCTTCCTTCGCCGCGTTTCCTTTTTAGGGTTCACGCTAACGTTTCGGAGTAACTACCCAACAAAATCCTTAGGCGCAGTGTCAGCCGGCGTACCACCCGGTCCCGAGCCTGCCGGTGGTGGACCGCCCGGGCCCCCTGGACCTGGAGGTGGACCCGCTGGCCCAGCTCCGCCACCCTTAATACCGCGGCGCACTGCCTCACTCGACCAACTCATTAACATTTGCTTGATTCGCGCTGCGAACTGAGCGCCTTCCTGATCCATGGTCGCCATGTTGTCGATGACCTTGGTAACCGCTTCGGCGGCCGATTTGAATCCCGCTACCGGATCGGCGCCACCGGCTCCGGGTGGTGGTGGGCCACCCGATGGCTTCTTGGCCATCATCGCGCCTATTCCCCCAAAAGGAGTCTTCTCTGGCGCGGCGCCCATCTGACCTGATACACCCGGTGGAAGGGCCGGCGTTTCATCCATTTGTGCTGATGGCAAAATAGTTCCTTACCACTGATCGCTTTGTTCAGTGCCGCTCTTTTTGTTGACGCTGGTGGCGGTGTTGCTAAGAGATACGGCGGTCCCTATTGCAACGTAGGTTCCCTTGCTTACGCTAGGAACCGGTCCATCTTCACCATGACCCTCTTTGGAGGTTCTGTCGACTTTCGCTGTGGCCTTGGCCATTTTCTTGTCTCCTGGTTCTTTAAGCGCCGGGCTGGTAGATATCGATTCTAGAAATCTCCAGCCCGGTCTCGCTTAATTAAACTACCGTTTGCCGTGACGGCCTTTCTTCCGGCGATTCTTAACTTCAAAGTTAATCATGTCGTGTCTCCTTTCTCCGCCCGAGATATAAAGGCGCGGGTTTTTTTAACCATGGCCTCCACCATGGCCCTACACTTCAAACTCTTTTAAGATCGACCGGTTCTCTTGGCGCTCCGGCCTTTCTTTTTCTTCCCAGTCCTACGCGCATTTTCAAGAGCCATTGCCACAGCCTGTTTCTGTGGCCGCTTCCCTTGGTGGACTTCCCGCGAGATGTTTCGGCTGATTGTCTCTCGCGATGATCCTGGTTCGAGCGGCATTTCTGCTCCCAAAATAAAAAGGGCCTGAAAGGCTTCCACACCCTTCAGGCCATCTTTTTGAGGTTACAGCCGTATGCGAGAACGGCAACCTCTAGATCAGACCAATCAAACCAATATTCACATATAAGACTAAGTGTCAAACTCTGTCAACAGGAAAATATTCATTTCAGTTTCCTAATGCACATTCCAAGACCAGGACGCTATCCAGTCCGCTTGGTTTCCAGGTTGAGCACCCGGCGTTCAAGCACATCTATACGCTGGGAGAGAGTATCTGTAACTTTTATCTTATGCTCGACCTCTTTAAATCTTATCGATACGCCCTCGGCGTAGGAGTGGAAGGCGGTCAAAAGTTTGGTCTCCATATCGTGGATCGACTCGCGTATCTGTTTATTCGACTGGACCATAAATTCCAGCAGGCTCTCGAACTTTTCGTCAACCTTCCGGTCGATCTTGTCGAACTTTTGGTTCAATTGTTCGTCAGTCATGATTGGCTCTCCCTGTCGAACATTATACATCTCTAAGCTTCGCCTTTGCCGTTACGATAGCTTCTCCGATAGCAGCATTCCGCCGCCGAGAAGCCCCCGTCTTTGAAATGTACCTCGACCGAACCAGTATGCTTGTTGTCCACAAACTCCATCAGAGCCTTGAATATGAACTCGGGAATCCGCACCACCCGGCCTTCCGGCGATAGCAGCACATGTTCACGCAGCATCGGGGTGTCTTTAAAAACGGCGCTCATTTGGGTTTGCCCTTCGGCCCTTTCTGCGGCATGGCGGCAATTTTCTGCTCCACCTCCCGCTTCAAGTTGCCCTCTACCTCTTCGACATCCAAGCCTTCCTCGTCGATGATCCTGAACAGGCTGCGCCGATCCAAGTCTCCACCCCGCCGCAGATTCATTGCATCCTGGATCTTCGACCGCTTCTCACTCTGCAACAACGACCCGGGCTTGACGTGATAGTTGAGCGCCCGGATAAATTCCTCGGGCTTTACCCCAGCCGGGATCATAGTGCCGGGATCCCAATCGAAGTCGGCAGAAGTAGTTCCAGCCCTGCCCCATAGCGACATGCGGCGTTTGGAGTTGTAGAACTGGATCATGTTCGACACCATCATGTTCCCGCCATCCTCCATGAAGCCTTCGATGTTTTTGGATTTCAGGCGGATGGGCGTGGTGCGCATCATCTGGATGGCTTCGATACCGTCGGCGCCCGGGATCTGCTTCTTGCCCATCATCTGGTTGGCCGCCGATTTCCCTGACATCTGGTCAAGCGACCGCTCGATCATCTGGTAGGTCTGCATCACGTAGCCTGGCAGCACGGGGGCTGGAGCGAACTTTGGCTCGTGGGTAGCCACAGGACTGTAAGCGGCGCGCTCGCCCGGCTTTGAGAAATCTAACGTGTTCCACACCTGTTCAGTAAACGCATTGCGCGGAGCAAAGAATCCGGGGTTCACGGCCCGCTTGATCATGTCGATGATCCCAGCCAGGATCTGGTTCAGGATGTCCTGCAATGAGATCCAGTTCTTGACCTCGGAGAGTCCGTAGATCGACCAGGGGACTACGTTCAATCTCAGCATGGTGAACGGGTATTTGCCGTGAAAGTAGGGCGATGCCTGATCGTCCATGGTGATATCCCCGGCCCGCACTACCACACGCCCGCGGGGGTAAAGCATTCCACCCGGATTCACCACATACTTCCAGAAGTACTTTCCCATGGTGACCGGGACATTCGCGGTATTGGTTGAATAATCGCGGAACCAGAATTCCTGCTGCATGACGCTAGGGAAGGCACTGCTCTTGACCTGGGGCTGCCCGCCTATGACCCGCTTCATACCATCGTTCATCATGTCCCACAACATGCTAGGCACGCGGGCGGGGGCCTCTACCTGGGCTGAATAGCTTGAATATTTGGCGTCTGGCCGCACTAGGTGGCCCCTGGTGGGATATTTGCGCTTCAGCCAGCCCATATCCACTACCTGCTCGCGAATCACGCACAGCGAGGTTTGTACGGGGTCTTCCACCTGGGGCTTAAGTAGAAGCAGATCGTTTGGTCCCATGGGCAGGGCTTCTAGATCCCCGGCCCCGTGGGCCAGGTCGGGATTGAATTGCCACTTACAAAACGAACTGGTCAGGATTCCATAGGCGACGTTCAACGCCAGCCGCTGATCGTAGCGGGTTTTGTAAGACCACGCTCGTATGCCTTTATTGAGAATCAACGCGGCTTCCTGGTAGCCCTTGTCGGGGTTCTCCGATTTCACCGCCATAATGGGCTTGATGTCGGTCAGCAGGCCAACCATCTCCCAGAAGTTTTCTCCGACCTTGGGATTCACCGGCTTCGACTTGTAGGCGGGGCGCTGGCCTTTCCATTGCCGCCCTTCCACGTAGTCTATGTAACTTCCAATAGCCTTCAGTTCGTCACACGACTTGCGGTCGAGTTCGGCTTCTTCGCGGGCGTTGCCGCAGAATTCCCGGATAGAAGTCTCGTAGCCCGGCGCCCATTCGGGGTCGCCGCCTTTGAGTGCATCCCCAAAGCGCGGGGTAATTTCTGGAAAGCGTAAGTCCATGTCTAAGCCCATCCATTGTCTAGCGCGAGTTTGATGGCGTTCTCAGCCACTTGCTCCACGGTTTCATTGCGAAATTTGGCCAACCCGGCCAGTTTTGATAGATGCGATCCCATGTCGACGGCGATTGACCCTGGCGGGAGCATGGGGGTTTTGGCGGCGCCATTCACAGGAGCGTTGTCCCGCAGTTGCTTGATGGTTTCGTTCTGCTCCCAGAACAGGCCAACCAGTTCCCGGGCGCTGCGCAGTTCCCGGCCAGTCAGTTTGACTACGTTCTCAACATCTTCGTCGTTGATGAGGAAGGCGCGGGGCTGGGAGAGTCCTTGTAGCACGCCGGCCAAGGTGGCCGATAGCCGCTCCGGGGATCCAAACTTCTTGAGCAGTTCGACTTTTAAGTCGGTGGGGATCGACATATCGACTTTCTCGTAGCCTTCTTGCAGGGTATGCCGGATGGGAACCGGGAGTTTGTCCGGGTTCATAGCTTTCAAATCTCCAATGTCGTTGTAGCGATGTCCCGACTGGCAGAAGATACTGGGCGATCCCATCTGCTCTTGATAGAGCATCTGCGTGATACGTGAAGTCTTACATTGAGGGCAGGCCCATCCAGTTGCGATTTGCGCCATTTACTTTCCTTTGGGATCTAAGTCCCTAACTCCGTTTTTGCCAACAGGTGCAAGCCGGAACTCGAATAGCCTATGAGTTTCCAGCCAGCAACCTTGAAACAGTACCCCGGATTGCGTTTGTTTCTGATACCCTCCGGGTTGACATACGTGAAACCGCGATTGCTTCCCCAGTCAGCCACAACCTTGTTCTCGGCCTCCACAATAATCTCGCTAGACAATCTCGACGACTCATTGCGAAAGATGGAACAGTTGTATCCAGCCTGCATGTCGTCGCGCTTCTGTTGCCATAGCCAGCCAAATACAATATCACCCGCCGCAGAGCGCAGAATCATTGTCTTGCCGGGAGGCATGAACTGATTTGTTCCCGGCTTCTGGCGGGAATAGTGCTTATCCGCAAGTAGACAGGCTTCAAGATCGAACTTCCCAACCCTCACCAACTCGCCTGTAAAATCCAAAAGCATTACAGGTTCTTCCAGCTATCGGCCATTTCGGCGTCGGACGGCGGCCCGGCGGCTAATTGCGCGTGCAGAAGCATTTCCCCATGAATCATTTCCGGGGGAACGCCCTGCTCGTAGAGTTTCTGGTGGACTCCACTCTTGTCGTGGATGATCGAATGGTCGGTATTCTGGAAATCGAGGCGGTTGACCGCTTGGCGCATGGAGTACTTGTTGGACATGCACATGGTTCGCGCTAGATCGAAGTCGTCGATCTCATCGATCTTCTTGCCGTTCGCGTCCATGACTACCCAGGAGACCCGGTACTTGTCCATCTTGGGCCGCATGGACCATCCGGCTTTTGAACAGATGAAGGCCATGGCTTGGTCGTAGTCTTGGGTTTCTTTCATCAGACGGCCTTGCGGATCGTAGAGCAGCCACGCTTCTACTTCGGGGCGGCGCTTGGTGTTCTGGGCGGCGGCCTGTTTCCCGTAATCCGATTCGTGGGCGCAGTAACTGCCAATCATGATCCCGAATACCCGGTCGTCGGGGGTTTCCTGGCCTTCGTAGCGGGAGGCCCCCTCTTCTTTGGAGAAATCCATCATCTGATCGAGGAGCCGGAGGCTGCGCAGTACCAGGGTGCGTTCCATGATGGCTTCGCGCATCTTGGTGATGATGATGTCGCGGGTTTTGGAATTGGTCCACCAGCCCATGGCGTCGGTGACAAAGTTTTTCACGCGGTCAATATGCTTCCAGCGGTAGATGTTGTCGTATTCATTGCGGCGCCAGACCTGATTGTTGGTCGAGATTCCGACCCCGTTACACTCGATGGCGATCTGGGCCCCGTTGTACATGTAGCCAAGAGCCGTGCATACGTCTCCGAGCGGGGTGGGGTTCATGTAGCCATGCCATTCCGCCACCTGCTCGTCCGCTTCCTGGCCCGTGCCGATGCGGATGACCTCTATGCAGGAATAATCGCCGCTTCCGGTATCGCCTTCGGAGATATCGGCTGAGACGTAGTAGGAGTAGTCGGCCTCGGGCATAACCCAGATATGCAGCCTGGTTCCCGATCCCTCCTGTTCGGGGACATGGTCGCCATCTTTTACGTCGGTCAGGTGCAGTTTGTACTTCTGGTGGGCCCCCGTGCCTTCGGGGTTGTAGGAAATCTCTCCATACCAGCGGGGCTGGGCACAATCGCGCTGCATGATGGCGTGGAGGAGACGAAGAGGGAAGGCGCACACGCCCGTTCCCTGAAAGGCTTCCATCGAATTGGATGGGTATTCACCGTAAAAATCCCACTCGCTACCGGTGAGCGTAATGAACTCCCGCAGTTTGGCCCGGCGCCAGTTGAGGGTTTCATCGGTGATATAGAAGCCAGTGCGCTTTTCGACCGAGGACCGTAGCCCCTTCTCTTCCGGGGTAGGCTGGAAGATGTGGCCGGCGCTGATGGGGATCGAGTATTTCTTGGCGGTGCGGAAGAACTCGATGAAGGTGGGAACCCAATCCTCGTGCCGGCCCTTTTCCACTTCCTTCCAGAATTTATAGAAAAACCCCTGCCTGCCCAAAGCCGTGGTCTCCATGATGGCCAGTTCATCGCGGGCATTCATGGTCGGGAAGATCGACTTGGCTAGAATGCCACCATCGCCCCAGGATGACAGTTCCGAGAAGTGCGCGGCCCGGATGGTCTTACCGCGGGCCACTGAGGACATCTTGTTGGCGGCCTCTACGATGAACTGAGAGCGCAATCCAGGGTAGAGTTGGCGCTCACTATCGTCCTTCTTGTCGAAGACCATGTAGCGGCCCTTGGAGTCGTAACGCTGCTCCGGTTTCATCCACCAGGGCAAATAGTCGTATGCGGTACGGGATTTCGAGAACAGGAAGTCCGACTGGCTGGGGTCTTGGGCGACGATCAGAGTGTTGCAGGTTTCAGTGAAGATAGTCTTATGAAACACTAATCCTTCAGAGAACTCCGAGATCCCTTGCTGCCGGGCTTTCAGTACCACGATCTTTACCGGGCGGCCCGAGCGTTGGATGGAGAGGATCTCGTAGTAGAAGATTTCCTGCGATTCCCACCAGGGGCTAAGGGTGCTTAAGCCTTGATCCTCGGTCTGGATGACGTGGTAATTTTCTAGGTAATAGCGGGCATCCTTGACGCAGTGGACAATTTCCGTGGTAACAAAGTCCTGCTCGGATCTGGTCAGACACGCCGAGGCTTTCTTGATGTCGCCCTGGTAGCGGTAGAGATGCTCGTCCAGCATCTCGATTGCTTCATTCAGATGCGGATTCGCCCTGGGGATTAGTTGTCCCATCTTCTACCTCGTCCTCTTCAATTTCGTTATCGGCTTCCGGCGCCGCTATGGAGTCGGGAGGTGGAAGTTGATTGTGCTGGTCTATCTGGGCGCGGACTTCGCGCAGCCGTTCTTCAAAGCCTATGAATCGGGTATCGGAAGAAGCGATCGAGGAACTCAGAGCGGAAGAACTGTTGTTGACGTTTAGGTTGATCCCACCGCCGCGGGGCTGGAGGGCCTTGACCATTTGCCGGACTTCGGCCACCGCCCTGAGCCTGATATTGTGGTTGGGGGTAGTCGTACCCTTTTTCCCTACGATCACGGCATCCAGCGCGGCTTCGAGCGCCTGATCATATTTCAGCTTTCGCCCTATCACCGAATTGATCATCTCCGCCGTCATGACTTCCGGGGTATTCAGTAAGCGCATGGTGTCGACCGATTCAATCGAGCGGGCTATGGCGGCGGGCCGGACACCTTCCTCTATGGCGATTTCTTCAATCGACCGGCCTAGCTTGTGTAGGGCATGGCGGCGTAGGTTAGCAGAGGTGGAACGGTATACGGACGGCTGGCGATTTGGCCGCTTTGTTCCTTTTTTGGGCGCCATTACACATTGCTCCCGTACATCTTGTTTGAGGCCGGCGCGGGAATCCGGCTCTCGTCGGTCTCGATGCCCTGCTTGCGCAAGGAATCTTGACGCTCATGCAAAGCCGCCGTCTCTTCGCTGTATTCAATGTTTAAAGATTCTTCAGGCGAGGCGTAGTCGTCCACGGGAGGTTCGGTAATCATCCCTGTAAGAGCTTCTTTCGAGAAGAAGGCTTTATTGAAGGCGGCCACTGTGACGTTGATGGCGCCCATGGATTTCAGCATTCGTTGCCCGATGTCGACCATGGTGGCTGAGGATGAAGAGAGGGTCTGAAGGGCTCCGGTACGAACCAGCGGGTCCAAGGCTCGGACAAACTCCCCAATCGACTTCTGGACTTCCTTCATGGTGCGCAGCAGATACCAGAAGAACAATCCCATCAGCAACAGAAAAGCCCCTACGGCCACACCGGCAATTACGGCTAGCGCTATGTAGACTTGGGTCATGCCTCTGAGACCACCAGCATTGTGTCTTTGTTGGGTTTGACAATCGGATCCACGGTGAGAAATACGGGTATCTCAGGATGGCCTGGCGGCACCGGGAAAGTCACCTGGACAGAGATGACTACGTGAACGCCACCGCCATAAGGACCGCGGTCGAGGATGGGATCCAGTTTGTCGACCCGTCCTAGACATTGGCGTTCGCCAACTTGTAGAGCCACCGCGTCCCCTTCCTGTAAGGGATTGCCCCGTAGGTCTACGATTTTCATATGCCGACTTCGACGGCCGTCTGTTCTATCTCGGCAGACAGTTCCGCCGTATCCAAGGCCAAGTCCGCGACCTTGAGTAGCTTGGGCAGAATGGCGATCAGTTGGCTGATTTGGGCTTCGCGCTTGGTGCGGAACTCCGCGAACTGCATGGCCTGATTCCGCCGATCTTCGAGGTCCGTCGGCGCGATCGATGTCATCTCGCCCGCAACATGCTGCAACGATACGTTCACCTTCCAGGCGCAATTGGTTGCGGGATTGGCGCATAGATAAACAACTTCCGATACGCGGTGCTTGTTCATCCGGGCTACTTCAGGAGCGATTACATCGCCACAGGCCGGGCATACCAGACTGGGAGCAAGGTAGGGATTCAAGGAGGGAATTGCCATAAAGTCGTTCTTCTTTCTGTTGCCTAAGAGGAGTCTAAGACTCCACCGTTGGCGCTACTTCTACTGGCGACTCGGCGGCCAGATAGGCATCAGCCTCGGCCAGCCAGTTGGAAAATTTGTGTTTCACGCTGACTGCGAAATCGTGCCCTTGCCTTTCGAGTACTGGCAAGTCATGCTTCACGAAATGCCGTAAATGGTGGGCAATCTCTTCAATCAGCACGGCTGCGTCTTTGAGTGTGGGCGGGATCGGGGCTATTTCTAGTGGAGGAATTTCAACTGGCGGGGTAAGTTCAACGTCGTTCATTTGCACAGTGTAAGCTAAGTCTCATCTAAATCAACCATACTTTTCACTTTCATGCAAGAACTCGTTTCTCCCAGCCTTTTAAATAGACCGCCTTGCGCGGATACATCTCGGCAATCTGCCGGTAGTGGCCGACCGCCTGATCCTTGAGCGCCGCCAGTAGATCCGCCGCATCGAGAGCGTTGGCGGCCGTCTGAGTGCTCGCTCCCCAACTGCCATCGACAATCACAGGAGCCTGCCCGTCCATATACAAAGCATTGATGGCCTTCTGCAACAGCCGGATGGCTGACCCGATCGAGCCTTTCCCCTGCATGGTTACTGACAAATCGAGCAGCTTGTTGGCGACATCCTGAGACTTGAGCGATTGATACTGCCCATCGAGCCAATAGTCGCGCAGATAGATTTCCTTGGCGCGATCTTCTGTTAGTGTTTTTATATTTTCGGCTGGATAGGATGCCGCAGATATGCCGTGATTAGTTCCTTTTAATTCTCCGCGCCCCTTTATGCCGCCCGTCCAGTTCCCGTCGTCATTTGGATCAATCTGGAAACCGCCTTCGTGCTTCAGAACGATCTTCACCGCTGGTTCAAATTCCGCCATGGAGTTCTGCCTCTGTGGCCTCTATCGGCATTTCAGCCTCTACCGGTAGAGTCCGGCTTCCTTTGCATCTCCTTCACCCGAGGTAACCATTTTGTCTTTAGGTCACCTCAGGGGGCCGTCACGCTTGAAAGCGACCGGCAGATAGTCCTGCCCGAAGTGACCGAATTGTCTTTAGGTCACCTCACGGATAACGGGATGGAGGATCACATCCAAGACCGTGATCCCGAGGTAACCGTTTGATCTTTAGGTCACCTCACGGGCCGCAGCCGTAAGTGGCTGATATCCGTGACGCTTGTCGGCTTCTCCGCGAGCGGCTGGTCGGTAAACGTTCCAGACGGTGATGCGGCTCAGCTTGTCGGTAGCATAAAAAGTTCATTTTCATTCACTTACATCTTCGCGAGCGGCTCCAGGCTTTTTCGTGCCTGCTCTGCCGCATCCCAAGACCACCGCCCGAAGTGACTTCACGCAAAAATAATCATGTTGGCGTCGGTGTGGATCAACGAGTACGGCGTAATCACCCGCTGAATGTAATAGCACACTGGGCAGCATATCAGAGCCGAGGTCTGCCCCGAGATCTGTGCTGAGAAAATATCCCAGTTGGTGAACCAGTGCCCACAACCCGCCACCCATAGCCCCAGGTTTTCGCCTTGAGTCTGGACCGGCATAGTCACCGGCGTTCCAATCCCGCCAGGCTGGAGTGCGATCGGTGTAGTTCCATCGTTCTGGTAGAGTTGGCCGGCCACCAGCGGGGTTCCGAAGGGCTGATTGATTTGCACTTGCAGTATCCCGCCTTTGATTTGCAAGAAGTAGAAGATGGTCGGATCAGGGGTGTCCAGCCATACTTCGCTCGCTCCATGGGTCTTGGCGTTAGGAACCAAGAAAGTTCCAATGAAGCCGTTGGGCAGGATCTTTACTTCGTACACCGTCTCCGGCGCGCTTCGTTCGGACATGTAGAGCGGGATGGTGGATTGGCTGGCGACGAAGGTTGCCAGAAGAGTTCCGGCAATGTCAGCGGACACTCGCCAAGTATTGCCGTGGGTATCGTTGATGAGTGGCTTGGCCATGACTTGATTGTGTCATGGCCGTCAAGAGGTATAGTCTCATCCCGAAGTGACCTTCAATCGCGCTTAGCCCGAAGTGACCAACCCATATCGACATGGGCATAACCCGAAGTGACCAAATTGCAATACTCCCGAAGTGACCCATGTGCCAACGTTCCCGAAGTGACCGGGCCTTGTACGAATCCTTCCCGAAGTGACCAGTTTTGTTTCTTTTGAAAGGAGCGCCTCCCCGAAGTGACCCAATGGCGCTAGCGTTTCCTGGCCATTTTCTTCCCGAAGTGACCTTGATGTATCATTGCCCCGAAGTGACCGAATTGTCTTTAGGTCACCTCAGGTGCCGCTACTTTGAGAGAGAAGACCATATCCCTACTCCCGAGGTAACCATTTTGTATTTAGGTCACCTCACGGGTGCTTTGGCCAAATGAGCCAATGACTTCCCTCCATCCCGAAGTGACCGTTGCTAGATCCGAGGATATCCCGAGGTGACTGCATTGGTCGCTTTTCCCGAAGTGACCTCCCGAAGTGACCGCTTATGGCTTGACCGCGTCCCGAGGTGACCAGATTTTTGCCAGTGGTAAAGACGGTTCAGGGTGTACCCGAAGTGACCTTGCCTGTCCCGAGGTGACCATCGATTGAAAGCATCCGGCCCGAGGTGACCAGAACTGTTGGCAGTGGTACTCTGGCCCGAGGTGAACTGCTCAGGCGCCATACCGAGGTGACCATTGGATTGAAGGACAGCCACACAGATTATCCCGAGGTGACTTTTGGGCCATCAGGCTCAACCCGAAGTGACCTCGGCACATTTCCCGAGATGACCATGGTCGCATCGTCCCGAAGTGGACCAGTAGGCGCAGTCAAGAACACAGACACATACCCGAGGTAACCGCTTGAATATAGCAGCGAAGATACGGCCCCGAGGCGACCAAATCTGATAGACCCGAAGTGACGCCTTGCCAGTCGACCCGAGGTGACCCGCGCCAGTCGTCCCCGAAGCGACCATCCCAACAGCAACCCGAAGTGATCGAAATCGTCAAGCCCGAGGCGACCATCATCCGTTTTTACCCGCAGTGACCACGATCCCTAGAGCGCGTCACCCGAGGTGAGCGATTTTCATTTAAGAGCAATGCCAGAGGTGACGATGGCGGTTATCCCCGAAGTGACCGCACCAGTCGTCCCCGAAGTGACTGCACAGAGTCGAACCGAGGCGACCACGATTATCACCCCAAGAGTTCCCCCGCAGTGACCTAGGGACCCCGGAGCGCCCATATTGAGTTGTCAAAAGGTCACCCTACGGGCCGCATCCACAAGGGACGATATCCGTAGCGCTTAGCGGCTTCTCTGCTCGCGGCTGATCGGTAAACGTATCAGACGGTTCCGCAGCTCAGCTTGTCGGTAGCATGAAAATTCTTCTTTTATTCAGTTGCCTTGTCCGGCAACGTTTCAGATTTTACAACAGATGTGGCCTGATTTGCGTGAATAAAAATTATCCCCTCATAATTTGCTTTCTCCTCAATCAATTGCCGCAATTTGAAATATGTGAACTCGGCCGCGAACGAAGTATCTGAATCGTCGTAGATCACTTGCGCGAAATTGCGGCGGGCCGCGTAGCCGATCAGTTGCGCCGCGATTTGATGACAAGCGCTGTCCATCCGGTCGCGTTGCCTCTCCACCATAATCTCGCGCCATGCGGCGAAGGTTGGAACCGGGCGCTGCTCATATTTTTGGTCTTCTGCCCAACGTTGCAGTCGGCGGCGGTGTTCGCTCTGCCATTTGAGGATATGATCGGCGTTGTAATTCCATAACACCTCATCTTTGGCGTTGAGCGCGCATAGGAGAGACTCTTTGGTGGTGCGGACTATCAGGTCGCCATCGCGTTTCTTCTGCGCCAGCCGCGGCAACCACGCCACCAGTTTGACCAGAATCTCATCGCGATTGCGGAAGATGGCCAACTCCCCGGTCATGGCCGCGCCCGAGATCATTTCCTTCACGGCTCCGAGTTGCCGGCGATAGCGGAATCCACCCCGCAATCGCAGTTTCATTCGGCTATCCCCAATCCGCACACTGACCACCGGACATTGGTTGTCGATGAACACCGACCAGCCCTGGGCTGGGATCGGGAAGGGAGTCGGGTAGCGCATTGACGGCAGGCTCTTACTGTAGCTTCCAATCACGAAGCGACGGAGCGCCCGATATTTTTTGCTTACGCTTTGCTCCAGGCTGGCCGTGCATTGGCTGGGCATCTGCGGCCACTTGACTCGCAGTTCTGGGTAGAGATAAATGCGCGGCATGGGCGCAAGCTTGTCTGTCGAGTTCACGCGCATGGTATCGCGGGAGTAGAGTTGCGTCATGATCCAGTTGGACATCTGGGTGGTCATTTGCCACATCGATGCCAGCTTGGCGTCCAGTTCTTTCCAGTCGCAGTCCAGTGGTGAAGCCACGGGAATGGTAATGGCGCGCAGGGAGTAGCGCTTCAAGAGGCAGGCGTGGCAGTAGAGCGCCTCCAGTCGAGTTTCATGCGCCGGGATTTTCTTCCAGCCTGTGGGGATGCGCTTCTCGGGTTTCTCTCGTACTAGTCCGCAATCGTTACAAGTCCACGCCATCTTGATTTATCTCTCCTCTTACTTCGCGGCTTCTCGCACATCGTCTGCGATGACAGCCTCGTTGCGCTGTTCATTGGTGAACGCCATCGCCCTTGCTCCACCTACCCCCTGGCGATACATCTGGGCATTGGCCGACATGCCGCGTATAACAGACATGACATTTGCTGGCGCCGCAGCGTAGGTTACAGAGTGCGATCTCGGAATATTCAACTGCTCTCCCACCAGCACCGCATCCTGGTTCGCGCCCAGATAGAGGAATTCCCATTTGTAGATTTCCCGCTGGAGCTTAACCATCTGTGCGATCTTCTCGCGGTCATACTCGCGTGAGGCGTTTTCCAGTCCGTCGGTCATGATGGCAAAAATCACTTTCTCCGCCCGCTCCTGCTCCGGTTGGCTCGCCAGCGTCTGCCCCGTGTGGGTGATGGCTCGGCCTATGGCGTCATGGAGAGCGGTGTTGGCGCGTGGCTGATAACTGTTGCCGTCGAGCAGTGGCATCGCCCCAAGAGAGCCTTCGTAAATTATTTCGTATTCAGTGTCGAATTTGACGGCGTAAATATTGGCTTCGCTTGGCACATGCTTTTGCGCCAGGATGAACTCGTTGACCCCGGCGATGGTGGCATCCTTGATTGATTCCATCGAACCGCTACGATCGAGTACGAGCGTGAATTGCGTGAGTCCTGTTTTCATTTTGGTCTTACCTTTCTATCTTTCTTCTCTCTCGGATCTACAACGACTACGTGGGGATCCTCTATCCCCACACGCTTGGCCGCCGTTTCAATGACTCTAACTGCTTCTGATATTTTCTTGGCCCGATCCGTTACTAGCTTCAGCGCTTTCCGGTGGCCTTTTTCAGCGGCCTCGCGGCTATCGTAACGCCATTGGCGCTGGTCGTAGTGACCGCCAAAGATCATGGTCTCCCATAGGATCGGCTTAGGGGCAGATGAAAAAGAGTGATCTACCCCTAGGAATACTGTGGATACGTGAACCTCGCCGACATGGTCGGATCGCAATACCCTATTCTCCAGGCGTTCAAACCACCGTGCCCACTTGTCGAGATTCGCCTCAATGACCGGATTGCCTTGATCGTCCAAGATGTAACTGCCGATTCCCATGTCAGTTGTCCTTATGCCGCTGTTCTCTGGCCTGTAATTGCCGCTGATGGGCTTCGAGCGCCAGCATAGCCCCTTGGCGCAAGGTGACTCCAGGAGGATCGATCTCTTCGGCGCCTTCCACGAAGCACGAGCAACGCCTCTCAATGTGCGCGACTCCCCCCAGGAACTGGCGCAGGAAGCAGGCTCGATGGTATGCGGCTCCATCGCGCAATAGAACCCGGTCGTCATCGGTTGTCATCTCTTCGCAGTAGATACAAAGCTTTTCCAACTCATTCATTTCAATCCCACCATGGCGGAAACAGGTCGCAGATCACGCCGTCAAACAGTATGGGCTCACCAAAGCGCACAACAGAGCCTTCCTTCCAGTGCTCTAAACTCAAAGTGAAACTCTTCACTCCTGGCCCCATAGCCACAACCACGATCGCCTCGCGCTTGTCGGGCAGTTCGCTTATGCGGACTCCGGCTCTCTCTCTGGCATCGCGCTCCATGGCTTGGCGCGGCGTTTCTTCAGGTAAACATGTCCCGCATTTCATCCACATATCCGTAACGAAGAAACCGGTGACGGCATGAATCTCGCGCGCCAACTGCGTGGCTTGAAGGCAGCTCGTGCGTTTCGTTTCATCGTCTCCAAAATCCAGGAAGCAGGTGTGGATCTTGCCGTCCGCAGTGCCAAGGAAGATAGTCGGCGGAACCACAGCGTCATTCACCATGCCTTCCTTGACTTTCGCCAATAGAATCTCGGCGATCTCCTGCAAATTCTGGTCCACCTGTGCTTGCTGGGCGTTCATATTTGCCCGTCCTCGGGGTCGCCCTCGAATCTTTTGCTTGTCTCCATATCCAAGTCGTGGCGGAAGTCACGAAAGTCCACCAGCATGGCTCCGGCAGCGTTTTCCGGGAAATCGTTTTTGCGAAAGAACTTCAGTAGCATGGCGTCGGCCTCGGAGCGCGAGCACATCACCAAGATATCCATGGCCACCGCCCGGGCATCGACCATCGTCAATTGCGCGATCATGCCATTTTCATTGGAGAGTTGAATATACGGCTTACCGTCCCGCGCCGCTACCACCCCATTGACCCAAAATTTCGGCATTCTTGCGCCTTTCCGTTACCGAAACACCAGTGCTATTGAACTCCAAGTCTTGGATAATTGCAAGCGAGAGATTTTTGTGTTTAAATTAGAACGCTGCAAGACTTACTCGGAACCAAAGGAAGGAAGTCCCGATGAAATATTGCCCACTCGTCGCGGTCCTACTGCTCTCCATGTGCGCACTTGGACAGCAGACCACGATCCAGACGATTACACCAAAGCCGGTCACTCCGGTTTCATCCATTGTCATCAAGACCGCCCATGCCAAGATTCATAACGAGTTCCACGGGCCTAAGAAGATTCTCGAAGAAATAAGCGCCGGCAGAGACGTAAACACCAGAGTCCAAACGTTTATTCTCATTGGGGAAAGGGACAAAAACAGCCCACCTCCTCCATCCTATCCCGATCACAACCTAGTTAGCTTCGCTTGCTATAACAGCGATACCGTTGTGGTTGGGTCATTCACGGCCTCCGAGAGTTCCATTGTTGAGGCTGGAGATTTTCTCTTCACCGACAGCAGTTTTCATGTTGAGTCGGTAGTCAAAGGACAGATCAATCCCGGTGACAATATCATTGTCACTCGCCCTGGTGGCAGGGCTACCGTTAACGGCCATTCTGTTACATCAACCGTGGGCGAATTTCCTTTATTCTCATTGAATACCCGCTACGCCTTGCTCTTGCGTTATCTCCCGGAAACCAAAACTTATTTAGCGTTCCGGGGCGGCGCATTCTCTCTGGGAAAAGGGTCGCAGGACTCGGTTAGGGCAACCGATACCGAGCAACCGGCCATCGCTAGCTTTACCCACGAGAGCAATTTCTTGACTGAATTGCGGGCCGCCGTCACAGCCCCCTGCTCGAAATAAGACGAGGACAAATCTATGAAAAATATCATAGCAGTACTATGCCTAAGTGTGTCTCCCGTGCTCGCTTTCGCCGATTGTCCCGCCACGACAGGAGTCAATTGGGCGCAAGGAAGCACACACACCTATTCACTTGGAAACTTATCAGACACAGAGAAAACACAAGTTCGGCAAGGGTTTGACGAATGGAACACCGCAAATGCCCACAACGGTTCCAACGTCACATTCACTGAAGCGACCGGTTCCCAGACTCCAGACTGGACCTGGAATAACGGAACAACTCCTGATGGCTCGACTGCTGGCGCCAGAACGACGATAAATTCATCCAGCAGTGTTGACTCTGCTAGTACAACGATTGGTATCAACAATAACGGAGCAGATGGGAAACCAATCTATAACCCCACATCCTTAGTTGGATATAGCACCATTTTCAAGAAGGTTGCCATGCACGAGATTGGCCATAGCATGGGCCTCAAGGATGTAACAGGTGGCGCTCAATCCTCCGGCCAGACTGTTATGAACCAAATCTCTGGACCCAACGACCAAGGCCGTAATATCCCAGATAGTATTGGAACTGAAGCCCCCAATCACGGTAGCCTTTGCGACGATCTGCAAGTAGCCAGCCAATACCCACCGCCTTCAGGTGGAGGCGGCGGAGGCGGCGGTGGGGGGGGAAAGTGCGGAAATGAAGGTAATATTGACCCATTACTGAGCACTGGAGATGGCTGTGATCCGATCCTCATCGACACCGAAGGCGAAGGTTTTCATATGACTTCTTTCGCCGACGGAGTAACCTTTGACATTCGTGGCGATGGGCGTCCAATCCAACTTTCATGGACATCCGCTGGCTTCCATAACGCCTTCCTTGCCTTACCAGAAGGCGATGGCATGGTGCATAGCGGCAAAGACCTGTTCAGCAATTTCGCGGCACAGGATAAGACTAGGCACGCTAATGGATTTCTGGCTTTGGCCGAGTGGGACGAACTGGACCAGGGCGGCAACGGAGATGGAATCATCGACGAGAATGACGCGGTATTCTCGCGGTTACGCCTATGGATCGACTCAAACCACGACGGGATATCCCAACCGGAAGAGTTGCATACCCTGCCGGAACTGGGCGTTTACTCGCTCAGTCTGGCATATGGCGAATCACGCCGGACTGACGAATTCGGAAACCAGTTCCGCTATAAGGCCCGGGTCAATCAAGGCATAAAACGTGATCGGCGAGACGAAGCGTCGGAAGTCGGACGCACTGCCTATGACGTATTTTTTGTGACCAACTAAAGGAACGGTCCCGGTCTGGGACGGGGGCTACGCTAACTGTTTCGGCGTAGCCCTTTTTTTATTGCTTGGCAAGATATCGCCATCGTGATGACAGCGAAACTCTTCGAGGCTACCGAAGACGGGTGGCTCTGGGGTGTCCAGGTCTTCGCGTTTCAGTAGATCGAAATACAGGGCCAACCGCATGGCTACATTGATGAGGCCGGACCTCCACAAGACCCGCATGGCGCCCATGCAGTGAGAATGGTTCTCAACTTTTATCCGTTTGCCCGCGCTTACGCCGGTAGTTTCGTGACAGGCGAACCAGTTGTTGTCATCGGCGAGAGCCTTGGCGATTCTACGCGCACTGCAAATGTACGGACGAACGTCGCTGCGAAACGGGCAATCACGGCAGGGGCTCTTGATCCCAAATTTCAATCGGAGTTCCTCCTTTGAATTCAGTCGCTCGTAAACGAAACATCAGGGGGCGTGTCTTGAAAAAAGAATCAATGGGGGTTTGCCCTAGATATTTCTCTGGAATAAGCCAAGCAGGATCGTTGACAAAGATTGAATCGGGCAGGGGATCAACGTTCCGGATAAAGCCACCATACGACGCGAAGTTGGAACCGTCATAGCGCTTGATCTCTTTCGGGAACGACCACACCCGGGCATTCGGGATTACCAGCCCCGCCGCGCCTACCGTCATCCACTGCAAGAAGTTTCTACGTTTCATTCTTTACTCCTCTGCCGGAAGCCACCACCCTACCCGCCCCGAAGCCAAGATGTCTTCCGTGCGAGCGTCCGAAGTCGCTCTGGTAATCCAGTCTTGGGATAGATTCAAGAACGTAATTGGACAGTCACGCTGGTGATCGATTATCCGATCGCCGACCTTTAGGATGCGTTCAATCTTTCCATCAGGAGTGCGGAGCAGGGTCTCCGTCATCTCGCAAGCACCTTCAATCGAGAGGGCGTTGTCGGTTGTGAACCAACCATTGCCCGTACATGCGCGGGTCATCCACCACATATCCGGAGTAGTATAGCGGCGGATTACCTTGGGGAATGAATACACACGGGTCGAGGGGACCAGTAAAGATCCGGCCACACTCCACCCCATAAGTTCCAGGAAGTTTCTACGCTTCACGGCTCCCCCATCATTTCTTGAGTTCTAAGATACCCCTCAATGGCCTGGGCTTCCTCATCGCCCACCACCGAGAATTCAATATCGCACGCCGAGCAATATCCGACCGCTACTAGCGCCCATAATTCCACTGCGTTCTTACCTTGGCCATAGAGGAAGCGGTGCGCCACGGATCGCCCATTGAGCCAAGCGTCCTTGTTGCAGTCGGGGCACTTCGCCATCATCGCCTCCGCTTGAAGCCGAAATCTTTTCCCTTGATCTTCACCATGCGGCCGTCGGGGTGATGCCACACGATGCCCTCTATCTTTCCATCTTCCAGATACTCGCGCAATTCCACGAAGGTTCGTGGGGCATCCGGCAGTTTGCGTGCGCCATGCGTGATCAGACCGTCTTCCGGCCATTGCTCCGTATTGCTCTGGAAGTGGGGTCCGCAAGCCTCATAGGTTCCATCTTCGAGTTTAGATACTATCGCCGTCTCAAGTTCCATCCTAGTCTTGAGCGCCGCCCGGAACCAGCGGTCCTCCGGCCCCTCGCCCACCGGGAGCCAGCCGGGAAGGTGTCCGGTGGTTTCATCCGGGTCTTGGGCGGGTTCAAATCCTGCTGGCGGGATCCTGCCAGCCTTGGCGTCGTACCGCTTGAAGAGTTTCCCGCCGCGCACCATGCAACAGGCGCCATCGAACTTTCGCGTTGCCACTCCCTCGCCCGCGATGACCCACTCGGCGCCAGGAACGACTTCATCCCGGACGAGGCGATCACCGTCATAGTTTCGCTGGAATAGGCTGATGATCTTTTTCATAGTGATTTCCAATCTGGCCAGCGCTTGTTGACCTGATCTCTCAGCTCCTCGATCTCCTTCAGGTGCTTCCGCATTTCACGTTCATGCCGCGAAACCAAAAGCATCATCCTGCACAGAAAGACCACCGAGACAGTTTGGAACAACAACAACGCTGCGTTCTCCCACCAGAGGTTGATATGAGGGAAGGTCCAAGTCATCCGATCCTCAAAGCCCGGATGGCCTGATCCGGGTCATCGGCCACCAAAGCCATGACCACTTTAACGCCGGCGGCGGCAAAGCCGTCCCGGATTTCCTTTTGGGCGGTCCCGCTAACCCACCTCCGGTTGATGACCAGGAGCACGGTTGACCCCGGCTGAAGCTCCAAAATCTCGGCGCCAGCCCCTATCAACTCGTTCTTAAGTTCATGTAAAGTCATAACCACCTTTTCGGGGAAAAATTCGTACCCCTAAAACATTTTAAAACCACAAATGGCGATTTCGCGATTTCACCGTATAAACTCTTAATCCCGACCGGGTGAATCCCCGATGCAAAATTTAACTCGGGTGGGGTCTCCTACAAAACTTCATTTGACTAAATTGCACCAGAAATGGTGCAATTTGCCTCGGTCTGGAAAGACTCGCATAGTACTATACGAAACCTTCAATTTTCGCCGTAAACATCCGGCGTCATACCCTGTGGAAAACGCCTCAAAAACCGGCTCATTCCCGCTGCGATGACTCTTTGTATCCAGCCCGTGGAGCGACCGCACTTGGCTGTTTGTTTTCAATGACTTAATTTTTGGCGATTTCGGGGGTGAGAGTGACGGTATTGCCCCCATATTAAAAACGACTTGCTGTTTCGTGCTGTATTCATCCATGGTTGCCAGACAGACGGCTCCAGAATTACGCCTTTTGTTCGCCCTTTCCCTGGTGTGATGGCCTTGCCTCCTTCTGATTTGGCTATTTCGTCGCCGGACGCGCCGGTTCAAGGCGCTCAAAGGTTTCGTCTGAGGACGGGAGGCCCGAGAAACCGGGTCAGTTTGGAAGGAGGTGGGTAAGCCATGGACTTGAAAACGTCCAAACTCCGGATCACCGTATCGGCCGAAGGGCTGGTTCTGGTGATCGCGGAGTTGGTTGCCGTAGTGCTGTTGCTGCTGTTTAAGCGGTGACAGCAGGCCTCTTGTTGGTGTCCATCCAGCAAGGGGCCTTTTCAGTATATCGCAAAATCTGCAAGCGCCAAACGGCCTGTTCGCCCTGGGGCCACCCTTCCAAATTTGCGTTTTAAGCGTTGCCGACATACCGTAGCCTCAGTTTTTGCAGCGCGTGGAACACGGACGATCCTGGAGCGATTACGTGTCGATCTTGCTCCAATTCAATGATGGATGCTCCCACAAGCCCAGAGCCCCTTTGGCGGGGATTGGGTGGAACAGGAAGGAAGCCTGTTCGAGTATCCAGGCATAGCGGCCCGGGGAAAAGTCGCCAAACTCGGCTTCGAGTGGATTCAGGCGGGCCACGGCCTGGGTGTGAATGCAATCCACGAGTCGACATTGACCAATGATCTGGCCGCAGACGGCTGCTGGCTCACAATAGACGCCTCCGGGGCGCAGGGCGGACAGGAACGGCTCTTCCTCTTCGCATTCTTTGGCCCACTTGGGATAGGCTTTGCTGGCGTGGATCAGGAGTCCGCCGCGATAATTGGTGTGCCAGGAGCGGGTTTCGATCTTTTTGGCGCCCAGGCAGACCAGGGAAGCCCAGGGTTGAGTCAGGCTAAGCACTTTGGACATCAGTTGCCTGCCGCCCGGAACTCGCGGAGTGAACGTTGCAGCCGCCGCACTTCGGGGCTTTCGCCCAATTCGCGGATGGTCATGAGCCGGGTTCGACCGTCGGCCGTGTAGACCAACCCGGCGCCACAGCCAATGCAGATCGACAGATCGCCTTCTTTGGGCCGCATTCCTGGGTGCGTAGGACTGCTCGCCATGGGCAATTCGTGTCCACATTTGGGGCATTTGTTATCGGGATGGATCTGAAAATCAGGCATTCTTGACGGCGTCCTTTCGTGATTTCCGCAAGGCCCAAAGCAGCTTGGCGCCACATCGTTGATGCAAATTGTATTTCTTGTGCGCGTGGATCCACCCGTCGAATGTCTTCGAGTATTCAATTGGGTGGTATGAGGGATGGAAACAGTATCCACATTGGGCCTTTACGCACTCCGTAAACGTCGATTCAGACCAAGTCACGGCGCCCTCCAAACCCCGAAAACTTTATCATAAATTGCAAGCGACGAACGGCCTCTGGTAGAATAAAAAAGCCCCTGGACGGAGGGTGAACCGCCCAAGGGTTGCTGTTATTTAAGCAGCAGCAGAACGAAGACCAGTGCCGCGATCGCGAGTATCAATCTCCATTCGATTGATACCGTGACGCGGAACCAGGACGACTTTTTAAGGTCCATTGGCTCCACCTCCTTCATGAATTGGCCCAGAACATCGGGCCTTTCGTCTTTTTAGGGACGAAACCTTTTCGCCCTGGGCTGTCCATCCCCAAAAGCGAAATCACCCGTCCATAAAGAAGGCTTTTCCATCATATCAAAATTGCAAGCGAGGATCGGCCTGTGGTAGATTTCCCTGTGGGATACATAGAAGGTCCAGGGGCCGCTTGTTCAGGGCCTCTGGGCTTACAATCTCATTCCATGGACCACCCACACCCTGTGAACACCGACCCCACCCATCACCCGCTAATCAGAGGCTTAATCGAGGCGCTCCCCGAACGTGGCGCCAATTGGCCGGTAGAGAAGCGCAGGTCATGGCTACTGGCCATGGCCTATATCTTCGATCTCGTCTACTCACGAGGCTCGGATATTCGTGGTTTTATCCAAGTTTCGATTGTGGAGAACTCGGCAGAACGAATGCCCCAGGAGCCGCTTCCAGAAGTGACGTTTACAGGGGAGGAGCGCACGAATGTGCTGCGCTACATCTTGCTCAACGCCCAGGGCGGGAACTGGCCCATCGACTGGAATAGCAAGTACGTCAATGATGTCGCCGAAAAGATCATACCGCGATCGGTATCATCAGACCCCCAGCCTTAAGGAGAACGACATGACCGAGGAGCAACTGGAGAGGCAATTCCCGGCGATCCCGTGGCGGGAACCGGTCAAAGTAAGCGTCATCGGCAACCCCACCGCCAAGATCTGTTGCCGTTTCTGCATCGCCATCAAGGGCTTAAAAGCCGACGAAGTCCACTTAGTGGGATTCGATAACGAATCGGGATTCCGTCGGCATATTGTTGAAAATCACCCATGGAAATGCGGGGATGAGCCGTTTAGATTATAATAATTTCATGTCAGACCCCAAGCCAACCATCGACGAACGCCTTTCTGCCATTGCCGAGAGCCTGCAACTCTTGACCGCCGACGTTCACGAACTCCAAATCTTGACCCGTGAAAACACCGCCAATATCGCCAGCCTGACTGCCGACGTTGCCAGCCTTACCCGCATTACCTCGGATGTCGTCGATATCGTCAAGACCCACGAGCACCGCCTCAACCGCATCCAGGGACTCACTTAAGATGTCCAAGCCCAAGCCAACCATCGAAGAACGCCACGCCGCCTTGGCCGAAAGCCTCCAATTACTGACCAAGGACGTTCATGAACTGCAAGGCTCAGTCGCCAGCCTTGAGCGAATATCTAAGGACTTTCTGGAGATCGTCAAGAGCCACGAGGCCCGCATCCACCGCCTGGAAGGGCCCAGTTAGAGGCGGCGGAACTCCTTGATCGCCTTGATCGCCTTGATCAACTTCTCGTCGGGCCCAATTTTCACACCTCAAAATCATTGCCACAGTACACCATCCACGTCCTATCTAGGCATTTTTTAAGAGTGGAGGCCCACAAACGCAATTCCGGCGATTTAGCACGGATGCCGTTATCAGACCCCGGCACCCCACAGATAATGCCCGATTCACGTCCTTCAATGTGCTCTTTAGCCGCCGATACATAGGCCGCCAATTCATACTTATAGAATTGAAAATCGGCCACGAAGGCGCCGTTGACCGAGGTTAGGGCGAAAAGACTCTCAGACTTGTACATATCACTGAAATCCACACGCTTCGGCTTCGCTAGAAACAACAGACGATAAAGGGCTTTCGGCGTATCCTCAAAGCCGAAACTGCCACACTCAATCGTGCCCACTTGGCGTTTTCCCTCAGCGTAATCATGGACGCGATAGATCCCATGAAACGCCTTTCTTGCTTCGTCTTCATCCGAATCTAGTAGCGCGTTGAACCTTTCGAGTGTCTCCACGGTTTCGTTTGCCATCCTCACTCCTTTAAGCGGCCAATCATACCGGCCCGACCCTGTGCAAATCTTTAAAATTTCACGGGAATCCCCCTCGATGGTAGAGTAAAAGACCTCTGGAGGAGGCCCACACAAATGCCACGCAAAAGAGTCCGATTCGGTCCAGGCAGGTTCGATTGGTCCGCCCACACCCAGCGCATCAAGACCGCCGTCGGCAAAGAATTCATCTTTGAAATAGCTTACGGTAAGATCCTTATGCTCGCCAAAGACGGCGAGCCAATCCTCACCATGCCAAGTAAAAACAGCCCCTTCTGGCCAGCAATCAAGTTGTGGTTCGACCAGGGAAAGCGCGTCGACATCCACTGCAACTGCGTCTTTGAATACCCCAAATGGCGAAAAGAAGCCAAGTGTTTGATTCTCAAGGAGGCTGAATGAATACGTGGCGGCGCCGAATGAAAAGGATCGATGCAAGATTGGATCGCATCGCCAAAATGCAGAAGGACATGAAAGCAAGAGACAAATTAATCAAAAGCCCTCGATTAGGGGGGTTCCCGCAACAAATCTCCAAGATCCCACATATCGAAGAAATGATGGTTCAACTCGGCGAACGCCTTAACAAATTAGCCGTGAAATTGGCCAAGGTCCGTCCCCCTTACGGCGGCACAAAGTGAACCAGACCCTAGACCCGGCCTGGATCGACGAATGCCTCAAGTGGCGCGACCGCATCCTTACCGGCCATTTCATCCATTACTGCCACGAATATGACGGCCTCCCCGTCGATGAAACATGCCCCGAATGGCCCTGTGGCTGTTACCCGGAAAACCGCGAAGAAAGAGACCAGAAATGAACCAGATCGTTGGCACCAAAGACGACGGATCCAAATTCCTCGCCCTCGTCCTCGAACCGTCCAACATCCATCGCATGAAGTCCGGCGATCCCGTCCACCTCCAAGTCGAATCCCTCTTCCCCGACGGCATCCCCAAACGCCTCGAATTGGGCATTTTCTTCAGCGAAACCCCCGTCCAAGACTTCAAAGAACTCTCCAAACAAGCCGCGACCGCCCTCGACGAACGCACCCCCATCACCAAAACCAAGAAACCCCACTGCCCCGAATGCCGCTCCACCATCGAATCCTTCGGCGTCCTCCGCAACGAATCCCCCTTGGTCCTCGCCTTCTGTATCGTCTGCGGATGCACCCTCGGGATGTCTCAACTGCCCAAGTAACCCCGATGCCAAAAACAAAACAGCCCAACCCCACACTAACCACCTACGACCAGTGGCTGGCCGATGGCAAACAACGCTTCGGCCAAGACTTCCTCCAGTGGCGCTTCGTCTGCCCCATCTGCCACCACATCGCCGCTGTCGCCGATTACGCACCCTTCAAAGACTGCGGCGCCAACCCCGATTCAGCCACCCAAGAGTGCATCGGCCGCTATTCAAAACCCTCTTTCAAAGCCTTCAGCAACTCCACCAAAGACCGCGGCCAGCCCTGCAACTACGCCGTCTACGGCCTCTTCAAGTTCCCAGGCGTAATCATCGAAATGCCCGACGGAACCAAACGCATGGCCTTCTCATTCGCCGATCCCGGTCTATAATCACCACCATGGACAGTGCCGACATCGCTGGGCTGATTTTCTTCGCCATGCTCCTCCTCTATCTGGGCTTCAAAGCATGGCTGGATCGATAGTCCAAGTCCTGGAAAAGAAAGGGCTTGCCACCAAAATTTCCATAAAATTTCAGCCAAAGGCCGTGGATCCTTCGGTGGATGGTAGAGTAATACCCCATGAGCGAACACGTTCAGAGCGGCCTAGTCTACATCGGCTCAATGCTGTCCTTTCAGGCCCTTCAGCGTTTCGCCCAAGACCGCGACTACGAAGAATGGTTCCACTCTTGGATCGAACCACACTGGCTCGCATGGCTCATAGCCCTACTCAAAGAATGCTACGACACCCCTGAACTCTTCCCTCACGGCAAATGGGCCACCATCCAACACATGGAAGCGCTGCTTTCAGAAGCCGCCCGCGCTGAATTGCCTCTCCAATTACAACGCAAAGAGTTCGTCCAAGTCTTGGAAAAGAAAGCACTTCCTTAAATTAATCCAGAAAATTTCACCCAGACCCCGTGGATGGCTATCTCTCCGCCGGTTATCAAAGGGGCCTCTCCAGGTTCTTCCACCCTCCCTCTACGGGCAAATCAAAATCAAAATCAAAAAAAATAACAGACCAACCGCCAAATCAAACCAAAACCAAAAAATTCCCAGAACCACCGACCAACCAAATCAAAACCAAACTCCAAAACTCCACACCAAACCGACACCAAAAATTATTGTCGCTGACAAAACCAAAAACCAAACCAAACTGACTTTTCGTCGGAGCCAAGTCGTCTTGGTCCCACCCACCCGCGCGGTTCCCCCTCCCACCCCCCTAGAAGTAGGCCAAGCACAGGGTCTCATTCACCCGCTCTAGAGCATGGCGATTTCCAGGTAGGCTTGCGCGGCCGTTCGCCGATTGGCGCGTAATCACACACTCTGGCCCGTGCTACCCGCTCCAGGATCGTTTATAGGGCACTTTCACGCACTGGGGGGTAGGCTAGCCTGCACGGATACTAGCTCTCGATGCTGGCAAGCTGGGCACAGAACAGCGCACGGAACCCGCATGGCGACTATGCGCGCAACAGCGGAACAGGGCAGGAAAGGGCGTGTGGGGCAGGGGAGCGTGAAGATTAATGTGATCTTAATGTTACGCTGGTTAACAGAACGAGTGAATCACGATTAACATGTAGCAGTTAACTATGGTTAACAATACGGTATATCGTATACGGGTATCGATACGGTAGCGCGTGAGCGACTTGGGGGTTGTCGGTCGATGCTGGGAGTTGAGACTTTGGGGCCCAGCGAAGCTTGGGGGGACCAAGCGGAGGAGGAGGAGAGTCTTTGCTCCTTGAACTCTTAGGCTCGCTTAGGGAGAGATACCAGTCACGGCATCTGCCCTAAATTTTCCAATTCCGTCAAACCGGCGCGAATAGCGGGTGTTTACCGCGTCTAGAATCGTTTATAGGCCACGTTCTCGACATCGGGTAGGCTAGGGTATAGGCGAATTTCGACCTTGCTCAGCGACTTTCAGAACCCATCCTATAGAAGGTTTGGCGGCCGCTGGTGCAAAGATCCATCCACGGGCGTTCGCTCCAATTTTTCAGTTTTGGGCTTGCGTAGCTCGATCGGCAGTTGGGCCCAGAATCCCCTCGATTCACCCGCGCTAGAATCGCTTATGAGAGTCTTTCTCAACCGGCCTGAGGTACTAGCACGGTCGAAAATGAGTCCTTGGTAGCTGTAGAGAGCTATTCCGCCGATCACCTGCGAATCGCCTAATTCCGTCCAAGTCTCGGATTCTCGGCATCTTGCGAGTTACATTTACCTTGCTTGCATATTTCTCTTGACATGGTTTCCGTTCCAGCGTAGTGTCGGTTCATACCCAAACGATAGTGCGGGTCTAAAGCGAAAAGCAGAGGTACCCAAGTGTTAAACATTCTAACAATCCAGCGCGACAACAAGACTCAAAAGGTTCTGATTCGCCAATTGCCGCATGACGTGCAATATCCAGTAGGCGCAAAGATCAAATGGGGTTCTGGTCCCAAGTGGACAGTGACTCACGTTCAACTCCCATCAAGTATCGAGGTGACGCTGTGAAGATCATCGACCGCGATATCTGGCTCTGTGAAGACTGCATGATTTACGCCGTGAATGGCGACTTACCCGAAGATCTTATCGGCACTCCAAACGAGCATTGGATAGAGAAAATCGAAGCTGGCATGGAGCAACTCCCTTACCTGTTGTCTAACTTCGGCGAATCAACTTGTCCCGCCTGTAATGAGGGTGAATGCTCCAAAGATCATAGCATGGATGAATCTGGAGAGCTAGAGTTCTCCCATATCACCTGCCGATGCTGCAAGAGCAACTTCGTCGGAAAACGTTATCGGTTCGCTCAGCTGGGCCCAGAGGGCAACATCGACCCAAGCGTAATCGATTGAATTCAGCTTCGGGCGGATATCCTCCAATCCGCCGTGAGAAGAATTCAATTCGACCTTAAAGGGAGTAATACGCCATGCGAGACTTTATCAACATCGGACCTGTACCCGCAAACGAATCATGCCAGCAAATTGGCGCCATGGACTACGATCCACAGTTAGCACGTGCCGAGTGTCAGCGATTCATTACTGCGATTCGCGCCACACTGGGCCCAGAACCTGAAGGAGCAAGACTTGGCATCAAGTCAAATCCGCATGACTTTGGTAGCTACCTGGAAGTGGTTTGCTACTACGATGATGACCTGGAGGAGTCCGCCGATTACGCCTATAAGTGCGAGTCAGATTCACCAATGGACTGGCCAACCGCTTAGTCGATTCAAACCCTGGTTCTCTCCCAGCAGGGTTTCTGTAGACTAAGCAACCAAAGGGGGGGAAACCATGAACTTTATAGGCGCAATTTTGCTACTCGTTATGTGGTACATAGCTGGTGCAATTGTCAAGTTTGCCTTTATCGCCACAATTATATTGTGGAGTGAATTCAAGAACAAACGGAACCAGAGGGTGAAACCATGAAACGCACCAAAGCCAATACCGAAGCAGTAGCATTCTTTCGAGAGAACGCTGGATTCTCTTATGATCCAAAGACCGAAACCAAACGACAGGGCAAAGAACGCTGTGCTAGGGAATATGCGGCCGCCGAAGTTTGGGCAAAGGATAACGATCTAACCGTGATATGGGAGCATGACTCAGAAGGTTGCATTGGTTGCGATTGCGACAATCCAGAGTGTGATTGTTCGACCGGCGCCGATCATGAAACCTTCTGGGCTTGCCTACGTGATACCGAAGGTGAACACTTGGCCTCTTTGAGCTGTATCTGCAAACCGGATAGCAATTACAGGCGAGTCGTAGAGGCCGAACTGGCCAGCGAGGCCATGACCGAAGCAGAACGAGCAATTGCCACGAAAGAACGTAATAGAACCGTAATCGCAGGGTGAATCCAGCTTGGAACAGGAACCCTCATTCCTGTTGCTGGAAGGATTCAACCAAAGACCGAAGGAAACCAATTATGCCAGTCTATGCCAAAGAACTAATCCGAACCGTACACTTCAGGCCGTACCTGAAAGGCAAGGGCCCCACATTCAAACTCGTTGTCTATGATCTTAATTCGACCGATCATATGGGAAAGAACGAACTGGGCTATTGCTTAACCCAGCGCGAACCCGGCGGTCGCAAGTCGCAAGTCGTGTTTGAAGGTTCAGACTTCGCCTGTAGTCCGCTACATGGCGTTGACGAGGATGCCACGGTAAAAGCTCTCATGGGATTCTTGACCTTGCGCCCTGGAGACACGGACAAAGAGTATTTCGACAAATACACCGAAGCTCAACTTGAATTCGCGTCTGCGCATAGTGAAAGCCTCTGGTGTGCTGTAGAGACTCGCTTTGGGCGCCCAGAGTAAAACAAACCACCTTCACCAACGAATCCGAACCGAAGGGAATAGACGTGGCACTCGATAGAACATATTGGCGTAATCGCATAATCAAACAAGACAATGCCCTTACGGAACAAACGCGGCGCCTAAACGCCAAAGATCAAGAGGAGCGATACAAAGACGGAACCGACATACGCAAGTGTGAATGGTGTGAGAGGTCGGCCACACGGGAAAACAGGGAAATAGGGTGGCTCTGCGATCAATGCGCAGACTTTTGAAACCACCTCCCCCATTGAATCCAAACCGAAGGGACAAAGAACATGACCACAGTACTAATCACAGACGAACAAGAATTCACTGGAGCGACCTATAGCTCCGGGTACAAGATCCAAACGTATGACGATGGCTTTGGGCCCCTTTGGATTTCCCGTAACAGCATTGGGATAAACGGTATCGTTCGCGCTCGCACTTGGGAGGACGCTTATTCCATTTGTGAGGACGAGTTTTTCCCAGAGGCCGATGAAACGATCGAAGAGATTATCAAGACTTACGGATTCAAACGGGAGCATATCAAGATTGTGCAAGATGGCTTTGGCGAGCGACCGGCGAAGTATCCGGAGGATTACCCGGAGGGCATACTAAAGCACACGTTCGTTCGCTGGGAGACGATAGACACTCCAGACCCCGAAGCATGGATGGATAACGAATTGTTTCAAGAGGGGTTCGGCTTTCGAAACAACGGTCCTAATAGCAGGGACGTTTTGAACCATGGCATCTATTCCAAGGATTTAAACGGAGACTCATTAGACCGTTTGACGCCTGAGCTTCTCAAAGAATTGGATATCGTATTGATCTTGACCGGCGATCCTACGGAAACCGAAGAACCGGAGGTGCAACCGTGAGCGACAACATAGCAGTACTCGAAGGGTACACGCGGGAAATGATCGCAGAGTATATGGACTTGCAGTTATTCCTGCTAATCAAACCGGACACGGATTTAACCTCGCGCTTCAGGGCTTGGGATACAGAGCGGCAGGGGTTCATCAAACTGAACGGTTGGAAGTTTGAATTTCAGGATATCTAAACCGGCGCCCGCCGCCGAATCCGAAACCGAAGGGGGAGAAATGAAAGCAATGAAAATCAGAATGACAAGCACAGACAATGGGAAGGTCTACCACTGGAGCGTAGAGAAGACCGAAGGTTACAACGTGACATTAGGCAAACGCCCGCGCAAGATGCACGGATGGCAATTTACCGATCATGAGGGATGCGTGAGAGTCATAGAGGGAGCATGGCGCGATTTAGTCGCCGGGTTTCGTGCAACGGCCGCTAACTACAACCTGCATTGCAACATTAGCTAATTTTCCAGTCAGAGCGCATGACCCCCGATGCGCTGGAGCGGGAGAATTACCGAAGGAGAATCAACCAATGAACTATTACCAATTCCGAGAAGAATGCGGCGGCTGCGACCTTATGGCCACCGATCAACCGAAGATCGCGTTAGAGTCATGGGTCAACGAAGGAGACTACGGCCAGCGAACAAAAACGCAATGGATAGACGCGAGCTATCGGGAGGTGAGCGAAGCGGCTTACGCGGCCGCCAAGGGACACGGCGCCGAACAAATCGACGAATCAGACTATATCGGCGAAGCTGTGAGCGTTTCCGTGACCCTGGTCCCAGAGGAACCAATGTGCCAGTATGAACTGGATGGCGATACAGCGACCGAAGATGAACACGATTATAAGCAGATCGGCGGAGCAAGGGGTAACGGCGGCGGGGTAATCGTAACCGAAGTCTGCACCCGATGCGGCCTCAAACAGATAACCGACACCTGGGCAACTGGGCCGGGGTGCTCACAAGGGTATACCAGTGTCGAATATTGCCGCGAAGTAAAGGACGTTGCTTAGCCTGTCCAAGCCCTGGACTCTCCCACAGGGTTTCCGCAGACTAAGAAACGCCGAAGGGAAACGAAATGACGCAGACCGCAACGCTCACAGTCTCGATTACGTACCTGTTGAGTCCCGCCGCCCAGCGGGCCGCCATGGCCAATCGCCTAACGCCCGTAGCTCGCAAGCAGACGCTGGTACAGGAAATCACCGTCGGCCAGGTCGATCTTTGCCAAGTTGACGCCGAAGGGAATTTGTTCATCGATCTTTGCAAGAAATACCGGCGCGAACTGTTCAAGATTGGCTGGAACCAGAATGCCGAAGGAGAAATGGAAGCTCCAGACATTCAAGAAGACATCATCGGCCAGCTTGCCAAGGTGCAAGCCCGCGATCAATCACGGGCCGCGGCCGAAGTAGAAAAAAATCAGGCTATTGACGCTTGGGTGAAACAACACGGCTCGCCGGAAATGAAACAACAGGCCGCCGAAGGGTTGCTCCCGCGCTGGGCCGTAGTGAGCGAGATAGCCGCCGAAGTCTACAAGGCACACGGCTTAGAAAAGCCCGTCTATAGGCTCTGCAAGGACCGTGAGCACACTTGTAGCAAGACCGCCGTGCCCGTGCTACCACCGGAGGTATACGCCCGCTGGAAGCGATTGCAGACGCGGTTAAGTGATCTCAAGTACACCGTAGAATTCTTGATGGTGGAACCGTGTTTACTGCATGAGCCTGGGCCGGCGACCGTGGCGCCGAAGATGTACTTGGCCACGCTGAAAATCAAGCACGGGCCGTTTTGTTTAGACATCGAGGTTCGGCTTTAGTAACTTCTAGACGCTTGCAATTTAATTTGTGATTCAAGTAGGATCGACACAATCAACCGCAACCAAAGGGGCAGGCATGGATTTTGAAGACCGCATGAAAGCAATCGAAAATTCGATCCAGCACTTGCTAGAGTTAGCCCTTAAGCGCGAACAAGAGGCTGTCAAACAGGATGAGCACATCTCACAGAATAACCGTCAGATTGCGACGGTGAGCAAACAGATCGCCGATGTAAGCAAACAAATAGCCGATCTGGGCGTGTTTACCAATGACATCGCATTAGGTACGGCTCGACTCTTGCGCGCCGCTGAACTACAACACGAACATATGGGAATGCTATTGAAGCGGCTCGAAAGCGATTCAACCGAGTAAACAACCAGTCCGGGCCAGGGGGCACAATGAAGAACTTCACAGAGTTTTACAAGCTAAGATGGTTCGCAAGGGAAATTGCCGACGGGCCTTTTAGTTATTTGTGGTGTGGCACGCGAAGGACGGTCCACTATCCAATTGATCTATATGTAAACGACAGCCGCGCAGATTCTTGGCGAGCCTAAACGCACGGCGCAATTCAGCGCAAACAAACCATGAGTCCGCCACACGGCGAGGAGACCATATGAACAAGCTAGAGATTGCAGCACTTCCCAGAGCCACCAAGTTATTCCTTGTCTCACGCAAGGTCACCCGTTCCGGTATGCGTCAAGTGTTTGACGTGTTTTACCTGGAGTATCAATCGAACGGCGCCTTGAACATGAACGCCAACGTAACGCAACATTGCAAGGCGTGGGATTTGGCCGTGATGCGCCCGCTCTGGATTCGCTTACACGGTGTTGAGCAAACCGAATTCAACAAAAAATCTGGTAGCCATGCCTGCGGGTCTGTGGACGAGGACAATCGCGTAGGCGGCTCGTTTTACGTCAACGGGTGCGGGTTCTCGCGCTCGAACCAACTTGTCGAGGATTTGAGCGCCTGGGCGACTGGCGATCCAACGCATTTTGTCTGCGAGGCAATATGACCTCTCACGAACTCGCCCGGGCCTTGCTCGCGCTACCAGATCTATTGATCTACAAAACCACACCCGAGGGGCTTATGCAGGTGACCGAGGCATCAAAAATCATTGTCGATCTATGGGTGAGACCTGGAACAACTTACGGGACCGCGCACGAAGAATTCTACCCGGAATTTGGACCCGAAGCCGACGAAATCAGAATGAGCGCAATAAAGATTTAGAGGTATCAGTATGAGCAACAAGAAGAAAGGCGTCCAGGGGGCATCCTGGCTCGATCAACAGGCATTCGCGGGCCGGATCGCCGTCAACGGCCTGGGCGCCACCGAAACATTCATCCGGGAGCAATACGCGGCTTTGGGCCTTTGCTCTTGCGGCCGCCCAGCGGGGTATGCCTGCGATTGCGGCAAGAGCTTCTGCATGTACTGCCGCACCGACTCAGACCGAATGCCCAGGATTTGTTTTTGTTCGATCGAATGCCGGGACCAAGCAGAGTTTGAAGCCGAACAAGGGCGGAAGGCCGCCGAAGAGAAACCATGAGCCAGGGAGCAACCAAGGAACAGGAATAAATCAGACCCGAGGAGTAGTAATCAGACCATGACCACCACCAGAAAATTGACCGAAAATGAAATGGAAGCCCGACTAGACTTGGCCTTTTCAGGGGCTGAGCAAATCCACTTTCAAAACAAGGACGAGGCCGACGCATTCCGGGGCGGGATAGACTACCTGCGCGTCCAGTGCGGGCTTGAAAACCTTCGCAACTCCAGCATCACCGTGGAAGGGCCGGAACTCACGGCGGATGGTTGGACCCTGACCATTCACAAACAAGACGGGACGGACAAGCCATGACCGCCACAAAGAAATACTTTGAAAGCAAACTTGAAGCCGCTGCCTTCCGTGAAGGCGCCGAATACGTGAATGACTCCGCCGTAACTCTGGAGGGGCCGGAGTGGACCAAGAATGGATGGACACTAACCATACATGACGAAGATGCCATAGACAACGAAGACGAGACGGTGAAGCCATGAGCCTATCCGTTCCCAAACGAATCGCTTTCTCTGGTCTCTTAGCCTCTCCCTATTTCGCTCTGGCCATGAGCCAGGGCCGCTGGCAGCCCGCCGCCTGGGGCTTTGGGCAATTCCTGTTCTTCCTGTGGACTAGCCGGCCAATGGGCGGGGAATTGGGCCTCTACTTCGATAAGTGAACGCTTTCCGAAAGATCCACCGAGGCCGCCTACTATGAGCGGCCTTTTTTATTGCCCTAACTCACCTGAGCCCCGGTTTGCACGATGGCATAGATCTGCTGGCCCAGGCTGTTCGAGTCGAGTTGAAACGCGATGTTCAGACCGGAGACGCCCGGATACACGTTGGGGGTCACCGGCTGGGTAAACGAGATTGGATACGGAACCCCGTCAATCGTGATCGAATTGTGATGCACCGTTTGCGCGACCGGGTCCACGCTGTGATCGGCAACGAAGGTATGCAGCACGTTCGGCAACAGGCTAATCGGCATGGACAGAACCTCATGCCAAGTCTTGGACGGGTAATCGAACACCCGCCAGGTGTTGGTCAGTGTCGCCCCTTCCGGCGCCAGTAGCCACTGGTGAGCCATGTTATAGATCCCGCCATTCAGGACCAACTGCATTTCAAATTCGAGAGCCTGAACCCGTAACAGGTTCACCGTTCCCGGGATCTTCCAGGTGATTGTCTGGGTGAAATTCGTTAACCCCTGGACCGCAGGCCCATCGAGAAGCTTCTGGTAGACATAGGCATTATTGAATGGGCCGCCGGGATGGTAGTTGACTACCAGACTGTCACCGGAGGGCAACATTTGAATCGTGCCCACCGGATTGACCGGGGAAGGGCCGCCCGTGTCTCCGGCATTGCCAGCCATGACCCACAGCGAATTGTCGGGCGTTAAGCGCCGGGATTTTGTCATATCGCTACCGAAGGGGAAAGAAAGGCGCCAGCAGCCCCCGTATGATCAAGAAAACCGGAGGAATTATGAGTTCTACAGTTCCCTTGAAAATAACTGCTGGCGCTTATTCAATCGGCAAATCTATAAAAAGGGATAAATAAATTGCAGGGAGTTGAAAAGGAGCCATTCCTTCGTCGCGTATTTTCAAGATATTCCAACTCCCACAATGAACTCTTCGGCGCTGGAGGGGATTTTCCGTAGGTGACCGAAGTTACATGCGCGTTGAAAGCAGATGCGCGCCCCCTGCCAAGGGGTGTTATGCCGGGGGAACGGGAGTGTTGGCGACCACAGCCGCGCTCAAGGCGGTGGCGGAAGCGTTCAGTTGATCGGATAGAGCCGTAAGTTGGGCCGGGGTAACGGTTCCAGCGGCGACCAATGCAGCCAGTTGGGCCGCGATTCCTTGAATCAAGGTGATGGCCGACTGCTCGACCGTAGTAGTAGCCGCGACCTGGGCGGTTAAAGCATCTAAAGCTGCGCTCATTTGTTCCTCTTTCTGCAATACTTGGGTCAGCATGGCTAGAATTTTGTCTAGCTTCTTGTCTATGCCACCTGAATTAACATGTATACCCATGCCGCCAGCATAGCACCAAGTCCCGGCGCCACGACGCTTCAAGTAATTCTTTTAATGATTTCGTCATGTCCTCATCGCAACGGGTGCAGTTGGTTCACGCTCAGGAAAAAGTTGAACATGGAACCCACCACCCGATTGAAATCCGCCCCGCTAGTAGGCTTCTGGATGCACCCGTTAGCCCCTAGTCTGTAACTGGCCTCAATATCCGTCGGCAATAACGACCCGGTAAACACCACCACCGGAATGATCCTCAAGTTCGGATCTCCTTTGATCTGCTTCAGGATATCCACACCCGAAACCCGTGGCACCGCGAAGTCCAGAACAATCAGCTGCACATTGCCGAGAACCGGATAGGCTAAATAGTCGCCGCGCCGGAATAGGAAGTCCAAGGCATCGTCGCCCCGGCTGAAGACTCTGACCCGCTGCGGGAAACGCCCGTTTTTGAGGATTTCAAGCATCAACCGCGCATCGCCGTCGTTGTCCTCAACCATGACTACATTGACCGAACCCGGAGGAACCATCCTGGCGGTGATCTCCGGCGGGGGTTCCGACGGTTCGATTTTCTGTTCCGTAACCTCATGCTCAACCATGCGGCTCTCGGCTTCACTCATCAAACTCTGCGCGGTCTCTAGCGCCACACGATGTTCATTCGACCCGGTAAGCTCGTAGAGTTGCTGCAAGGTGTCGCAATTAGCCCGCAAGGCCCGGGCGGTGGCCTTCAGTTGCGCCCCCATACTGCCATTGGTCAATTGGCGGGTTTCGTTGGTGGTCTGCTTGATGTGATCGAGTTTGGTATCGACCGCCTGCTCCCGCTCCGTTCGCGCTTTCTCGGTTAAGTGTTTCTCATGGCGATCTTTTTTGGACTTCATCCACGCCACCCACCAAGCTGCTCCCGCCGTGCCCAGGAAAGTGGCAATGGTGGTGATGGTGTTACTGGTCAGCGGTTCGCTCAATTCATCGCCCCCAGGCGTTATCGAGCGCCAACTCCAGCCACTCTTGCAAATAGAGTTCGGGGCTCTGGCGCTGAATTTCCGCCTCGGCCTTGATCGCGCTCAGATGCCGCTCCCGCAGGATCAACCGGAAGCCGGCATCCCCGCCCGGAGTCAATTCCAAGTCTGAGACTTCAACCTTCCCACCTCGCAGCGCCGGGGCAATAGTCTTGGCTTCATGGTTGTCGAACTATAAACGATTCTTGGACAGGCTCCGATGCCTTCCCTGGCATACTGTCAAAGCGGTGCCCCGACTCACAGACTATCCCGCCTTCATCGAGCGAAAACCCCAATGGAGTATTGCTGCCTTCTAATGTGCAGGTTGGGCAATTCTCATTGTAGGCGAATTCAAAGTTGATTTTGGTTTTTGTGGTGGTTGCCATAATCTCCTTCCCTTTAGGCGCCCGGTGTATGGACCGGTGGAACTGCGGCATGGTGGAACAGGTGCAAAGCGTTGAACAAACCAACCGTCTCCTGGATCAACGGAATCGCCGCCGTAGCGATCAAAGCCGCATTGTTAGCCGCTCCCGGATTGATCGAATTGGTAAAAATTAGCCCCGCCCCCAACAGATTCAGCGCCGCCTGCTGCTTCTCCGGACCGGAAGCCCCGGCATTCAGACTCTCTATCGCCGCCGCCGCGATCGCCACCGGTTGCAAATCGTCGCGCAGCGCTTTTAAGAACAAATTCAGATTGAACATGCTTGGATAGTTGCAATTAACGGGGGTAAACGCAAGGGGATTCTTGTTATGTGTGAACCTTAACTATCTAAAAAGGGGCTTCTTCCAATGCAGCGGGAGCCGCTCCGATGCCCATTGCCCCCGCCACATTGCGGCGCCGCTTCCCCATCTGGTGTCTCAGGCTGGTAGCCAAACGGGTATGCGATTCCAGACGGCTGGTGATGTTAGTCACCGCCTGTCCCCCGAATTTAATGCTCATGTCCAGCATCAGCGTCAGAAAGTAGGTGAACTCCTGAGCCGTCAACTGGCCCTTGATGTCGTTGCAGGTCGCACAAATTACTTCGAGATTCCCAAGATCAGGAGATCCCCACCGGCCCAGCGGATTCTTGTGATCGACCACGCACGAATAAGCGTCGATAGGGCGTCGGCAATATGTGCAATATTGAACACTGCCTTCCTGCCCACCAAACTGCGCCAGAAACCAAGCCATGAATTCTAGACGCCCAAAGGGCAGAATGTAGCCCTTGCGCGTGATCCGGTTGTTCTTGTCGTATTTGGTTTTAGCCCGGTTTTCCTGCGAATGAAACAGCACCGCGGCGCGCTCGTTGAATCTCTTCGATGGTTTCGAAACTGCTACCGCAGGCATGATACGTGCATCATGACCGATTCTAGATTCTCAATCAACGGTAAAATTGTGAAAACTTCAAGAAAACCACCACTGCAATAACTGCATGAACCAACCCGGCCTCTTCGTCGCCGTTTGTACTCTGGGCGCATGGCTGGCGATCCAAGCGTCATACCCCAACCGCAGCCGGTCCTCCGCAGTCGCCTCTCGAATGTACCGAGCCTGAGCCTGGACGCAAAAGCATTTCTGCTTGCTTGCAGTTTTCTCTTCGGCCCGGTGGTAGATCCTAGTCTGACCAGACTCCCGGTCCCATTGCCCCTGGATCTCGCCCAACATCCGAATCTCGTTGTCCAGGCAATGACTCGATTCATTCAGCCAGAAGTTGATCGAATTGGCCCGCGCCTCAGTCTTTTCGTGCATGGTCTCGACCACACACAAGATCGTCAATTCCACCACCACCGTGTCCTTGCTCTGATCGTTCATTTCTTTCCCTCAGGCAGACTGCCGGCCTCGTCGAGCACTTCACACTCATCCCTGCTCCGCAACCAAGCATTGTAGCCAAAGTTGTCGTGATCCTGCTCCGTCGCCTCGCGGATATACTTCGCCTCGGTGTTTCCGCAAAAACAGTTTCCTTCGGTGAAAGGTTCCCCAGTATCTATCGCGTAGATGTGCCCGCCAGCGCACTCTTTGTCCCATTGCTCGTCGATCACCGCCAGCATCCCAATGTCATTGCTAATGCAGTGGTCCGGACCATTCAGCAAAGAATTGATTTCCTCTTCAACCTTCAAATCCTGGTCGAGAACGTACACGCACAGAACTTTCAGTTCGATCACAACGGTGTGTTGGTTATCTGGACCGACCTTCATTTTTTCAACTTTCAACCAGTTCTTGCTATTAGAAGAATTACTTGTTGTAACAACCATTCTGTGTACACCGCGGCTATCCCTTTGGGAGTTAGCCCTCAGGGTGTTCTTTGGTACTCACTTAGAGTAGAAGGTCTACCACTAGAGTCTTATCAAGAAGAATTCTTCTATTTCCTAATCCCAAAATAAAAACGGGGGAAACGGAAAATCCTGACAGTCGCTCCCAAGTCTTAAGGATCTTATGAGTGAACTGGCCTTAGTATGCCCTCGGGTAAAACACCCGCTCCCATGTCGACCGGGACGTTAGCCGCGATTGCTGGATCAAGTACCAGCCCGTTGCCCGGATTTTCAGCGTTTCACTCACATCTTGCGCCATTTATTCAAGTACCCGTTAAACTGCCGTGTGTGGCAATCGGCCCGTTGTTTTTTCGGATAAGGAGTGCCGGGAACCAACCGGCCAAACGGGGAATACCCGCTTGGCTACCTTCAGTCTTTAGCTGTGCCCGTTTAGAGATGCTTACTGCAAATCGTTCGTTCCTTGTCGATCCAGGTGCATACCATCGGAATACCGTCGTTTAAATACGCTGGAATCCGAATGCACGGCTGTTGGTCTGTGCATCCACAAAGTTTGCACGTCCAACGAGGAGCGCCCCACGTCTTAGGTGGCTGTGTTCTTGGGACCGGTTCGACTCTAATAGCCATCGGTCGCCATAAGCGTTTGATTTGCATTGGGCTTTTTCTAACCGACACCTTGGTGGTGGATGAGCCTTGTGGGCTGGTCGAACCAAAAAGGCGATGAAATATTCCCGCAAGCAGAAACCCATGTCAAGTCATTTCTGTTTTCTAATCTACAGATGAAACAGTTGTAATCGTTGACTACTCAGAGAAAAAGGGGGAAGATGCGGGTAGACGCTTCTAATGGCTTTCAAGCGTCTGGTTGGGTCTCCATGAGAAAAGGCTCTCATTCTTGCGATGAGGGCCTTTTGATTTGACAGGCGAATCGGGGATGGGGCAAGATGCGTAGGCTAACCAAACTATCGTGTGTCGCTTGTTGCTCCAAAAGGCCCCTATCTCAGTGGGGCCTTTTGGCTTTTTGGGCTTAGGACTGCCATGTTGCCGCGCAAGATCGCGTTGAGCCGGGTTTGATAGCCCTTGCCTTGACCTTTGAGCCAAGCAAGAATATCGGCGTCCAGCCGGATGGTGACGGCTCTCTTGGGCGGTCGATAGAATTTCCCGCAGATAGCGCCATTCCAACCGCCGGGCTTCCGCTCCGGGATGTCGGATTTATCGATCTCATGGTCCTTCATGGCCGCGAGGACCGCTATTTCATTGTGCATTTTTTTAGTGATTCTCATAGATTGCTCGTTCGCGTGGCGTGGCTTTGCGCGCCGATATGATCCGTATGGTTTCTTCGCCGTCTGCTTCGTGAAACGTGTGGGCCACCAGAAGAACCAGTATTCCGTTCACCAGCCCCAAGGTCTGCCAGCGCTTTTCGCCGCCAACCACGCGATCCTGAATGCTGATGGCGTTGGGATCTTTAAAAACCAAAGTGGCCGTTTCAAAACTGACCTTGTGCTTGGCCTGATTCCGGCGGCTTTTTTACACGTCCCAAGTGAATCGCATTTGTACATACAATTATAACATTAGCCATCTCTCACTGTCAGATCGCCCACACGTCGCAGTGCAGATGGTAGAACTCGTTGCCGAATTGAATGGTGGCGATGTAAACCCAATCCTTGTCCACACGGGCGCCAGTCGCCACCCAGTGCAACGCGATGCTCGCTACTTCTTCGTCTTTATCCACTCGGACCCATAGATATGGGATCCCATCTTGCAGTTGAGCCGAAATAAATGCAAACCACTTCGGGATTTCAAGATTGAATTCACCAATGTTAGGTAGTGGCAGGGGGTATTTGTAGATCACCAGCATCTTCGTTTCTCTCCAGGCCGATCTCGGTGTTTCTAAGAAAACCGAAATCATGATATGTCCAACTGCCCAATAAATGCTACAAATTGACACCGCACAAAACAGGTTTCTAACGAAACAGGCCAATGACCATGCGTGTACCGTCCGCTTGCATATTATCAAAAATAATTGTTGCCTTTGTTGACTATTGTGCTATGTTCACACACAAGAGAAATGGGCGCGTTCGGCCTTTCGGATCGGGGCTAGCCGCCAAAAGAGTGGGATTTCTTCCATCCAAGTTCGTGTTTTGAACCAACGATGTTTCCTTCCCTGATTGATTTTCTAATCTATTGAACCAGAAGTTCGCGGCGGAGTTGTTTATGGCCGACAGCGAAAGTAATTCCTATCCAGGGCGGTGGCTCATGGCGCAACATGCGCATTTGACCAACGCCATCCGAGAGCGGCAGTCCGAGATTGTGCAATTAGAACAGCGGCGCCAAGACCTGGACCGGAAGTTGACGGCGGCCACGGGGGGCGCTTGTCATGATGATTCTAGAAAGTTTGAACCTATTACTTCGACCAAAACTGAAAGGAAAGACCAATGAACAAACCAAGGGGGCCCATATGCAGTTCAGTGGCGGGAAGCTCCGGCTTCTCCGCGAAACCAAGGGAATGTCTACCACGCGCCTGGCCGAGTTGTGTGGCGTGGATAAATCAACCATGAGCCGCTGGGAGTCTGGATTACGGGCTCCCCGTGGCTGGCGGATGAAACGTCTGTGCGAAGTGCTCGAATGCCGGCGTGAAGATTTTTCGAAGACCAAGAGGGGGAAATGATTTTATGGCAACAATTCAACAAGTACCGGCGCTAGAACGGGCATTGGCTACCGAACTGGTAGCGTCCTTCGCTAACCACTACAAGATCGATCGTCATTCGCTGTACGAAACCATGGTCAACACGGTTTTCCCGCGCAAGGATGGGAAAATTATCGCCACCCCGGAAATGTTCGTCATGTGCATCTCCGTGGCCGAGCAGTACAAACTCAATCCCTTCACCCGCCAGATCTACTTTATGGCGTCAAAGGGCGGCGGCGTCGTTCCAATCGTTCCTATCGATGGCTGGGTCGAGTTAGTCAACCGGGTAGGCGACCTGGACGGACTGAGGTGGGTTCCGGTTTTCGAGATTGGGAAGGATGCGAAAGGCCGCGAGATTAAATACATCACAGAAATGACCTGCAAGATGAAGCGCCGGGGCATGGCGGAATGGATCGAAGTCACAGAATACTTTGTGGAGTGCGATCGCCAGACCGACCAGTGGACCAACATGCCGGTGAGAATGTTGCGGCACAAAGCCTACATCCAGTGCGCTCGTGTGGCCTACGGCTTGTCGGGCATTTACGACCCGGACGAAGCTGCTGACATCGTGAAGGGGGAAACGGACCAATCCGAGGGAGAAAGTGCCTCTGAAGCCATCCTGATGCCACGGCGCGAGGTTAAATCAGGGGTGTCTGAGGCGAAACCGGTGGAGCGCGAGACGATCCATGTTCTCCCGTCCAAGGTTGGGGCTGACAACGAGATTGACGCCTTGATGCAAGCCTTCGACAACGCCCCGGAAATGGTGAGCGCTCAGAAACCGGCCGCTAAGAAGCCCCTGCAATCGCTAGCCGAGATGGAGGAACTGGCCAAGGGGTTCGACTTGACCGATCTACCTGTTGCTGGGGGCCTGCCCGCAGGTGGCGCCAAGGCTGAACCGGGCAAGGAGCAAAGAACCATCCCGGCGGATTGGGCCAAGCCAGCGAAAGCCCTGGAACCCGAGTATGTGAAGATCGGGGAAACCCAACGCAAGAAACTCTTTGCCACGATCAGGGCGGCTAAGGCGGCGGGGTTTGCCGAGGCGGAAACGGTGGTCCGGCGCTTTATCTGGGAGGAGTGGGGTCTTGAGAGCACCAAGGACATTCCGCTGGTCGAATTCAATAAGGTCATCACTCACGCCGGCGGCAACGTGCTGAAGTTCACCTAAATGGCAACCAACGGCAAATACGGCACGAAGATCCCGGGCGGCTACTTTGACGAGTCCTTCGACTCATCTCTTGGGCGCCTGCGGCATTGCTATCGAGATGAGAGTGGGATGATCGTGCCCTCTCTCACTCAGATACTCTCGATGTTGCGCTTCACAGATTTGTCAGCGGCGCCGCCTGATCGCGTGATCTACAAACAGAAAGTTGGGACCGCCGTCCACGCTGCCACTGAATACCTGGATAGCCCAGACCATGGCGACCTGGATTGGGATTCAGTTCAACCTGAAATATTCGGCTACATCCAGGCTTACGAAAATGCGGTCGCGGAATTGGGGCTCCAGTCTCAGAAAGTTGAGCACGCCTCGATCACTGAGGTCAATGGCATGAAATTCGGATGCCGCCTGGACCGGGTAGGAACGTTTGGGAAGAACGGAATCCCACGGATGCCGATCATCTGGGAAATCAAGACCGCTTACGCCCCCAGCTTTGCTTGGCATCTCCAGACGGCCGCGCAATCGCTCACGGTTCCAAAACCGAAAGGCGTCAAGGAGTGGTATCGCATCGCCATCTCCTTGCGGCCCGATGGTTCGTTTCTGATCGACAAGCACGATGATCCGAAAGAGATCAACTGGTTCAGATGCGCCTTGACCATGGTTCATCTGTTGTTGCGGGAGAAACACCGGCTACCAGAAATTCCCGAGATCGTGGATGAGGCCGAAATAGAAATGCCAGTGTTAGCTTAAAGAAATTCAAACCCAAGGGGAAACAAACTATGAGCACCACAACGCAATTATCCATACCGGAGCACGTAGGCCATCTCGAACCGAAGAAAGTCGCTGGCGCCAATCCATTCAAGTCGGCCGCTCTAGCTCTGTTCGAGCGGGCTAAGTCCATCATCAAGATCGAAACCAGGGAACAATACGAGATGGCCGCGCAACTCCTGAAAGTCGGAGCCAATGCCACCCAGAAAGTTGGCGAATTCTATGATCCCAAGGTTGCCGACGCCCGTAAGCCCTGGGACAACCTGTGCGCTGAGCGTAAAGCCATTCTCGATTCCTTGAAAGCCACCAAGGACTACACCATGGAGCGCATGAACGAATTTGAAGCCGAGGCCCGCCGTGTTGCCAAGGCTAAGCAGGATGAACTCGACCGCATCCAGCGCGAAGAGCAACAGCAGATCCAGCAGCAGAAAATCGAAGATGAACGGAAGTTCCGGGAGGCCGAGGCCGAGATTCTCACACTCCAGAACAAGCCGGAAGAGGCCGCCGCCGTTCTGGCCGCTCCCATCGCGATGCCGGAGCCGGAATTTGAACCGGCCCCCATTGTTCAAGCCAACATCCCTCAAGTGGAGGGTGTGACGGCCAAGATGACTTACAAGGCCCGGCTGATTGGAACAACCGACCCCCAGCGCAATGCCAGTCTCAAGATCCTATGCGCGGCGATCGGGCGGGGCGAGGTTCCAGTTCTGGCAGTCGAGATGAATGGGGCCTATGCCAACACTTTGGCCCGCACCTTGAAAGACTTGATGGCTTGGCCGGGGGTCGAGGTCATTCAGGTTCCCTCGAAGATGGTTAGCAAGAAGTAGGGGGTTTTTATGGGCAAGCCGGTGTTCCAAGCAAAAGGGCGATCAGTATCCGGTCCATCAACAGCGGCGCTTACGTGTAGGCGTTGTCTGGGATCGCGATCAGTATCTAGCCCAAGTCTTGGACCCGGCGCCCGCCAGATTCGGTCGTCGGAAGCACATAGACTTCCTTCCTGACTGTAAGCCGGGGCAGTGACGACCCGAATCCCGGCACCTTTAATTTGGGGATACAATGATCGTCCTTAATGGAGGACGACCAATGCAAGTAATGACCCCAACAATCTGGATGGTTTTAGGTGGGCTGGCAATTGCGGTTCTGGCCGGCATGTGGGTGGTATCGCGGATACTGAAGCGCTTGGGACCCAAAGAGTCAATTGAGGATACGGATTTTTACCGAAATGAATGAACGTGAATTGTTTATCGCCGATTGTATGTGGTTCAGCCTGCTGGTAGTGGGCTGGATCACATTTGTGATCTTCACCCGGAAACGAATCGCCAAGATGGAAACGGAAATGGTCGCCGAACTGATGCGGTTGCTCGAAAAGAATGAGAGAAAGCATGATTCCTAAAGAAAAAGCCGCTGTCGCTATTGCCGGGCCTAGCGCCGCCGGTCTGTCTATCAAACTGTCGGTCATGGTATCCGACGGCAGCTTTGAAGCTAGCCTTAGTTTTCCAGTCGACGCCACCAAAGACCAACGCGATAGTGTAGTCAAAGCTTGGCTCGATGCCTTCGAAGTGGCGGTTAGGAACGCGAGGGCGGAATGAGTGAAGTGAAGTGCGTAAACGAGGGGGAAGAAAGTACGAATAGGTGCCACGAATGCACGCCGACTGAGGTGTTTACTAGGGATGACGGGATATTCGTAAGTAGACACGTAGAATTGTGCCCCCTCCACGCTGCGGCAGAGGAGATGCTGAGACTGCTGGAAGAATCGGACAGCGTTACTAATGACTGCCATTGTAAGCGCTGCGTGGCTGTAAAAGCTGTCATCGAGAAGGCAAGGGCGGAGTGAGCGAGGAGTTACATCCGAAGCGCTACGAGGTTCACATACTGGGCTGTGGATGCAAGTTGCTATTCGGCTATGGGGAGTTCCTGACCCCCGAAGATCATCTCAAGTTTTGCTCACTGCATGGGGCGGCGGAGGAGGCAGTTCGATTCCTTGAAGAGATCGTAGAAGACACATCTATCCATATTGGATCTGGCAACAAAGCCAGAGCGCGAGCGTTGATCCTGAAAGCCAGGGGTAAATGACCTACCCCCAAGATCACTGGAAGGACGGCGAGTGCGATTGCCCCAAGGATGGCGTCTGCATCCATTGCGGCGCGCCCTGTACCGACCACGATCTTATTGCCGACTGGCACGTGTGCGGACCCTGCATCAATAAGAGTTTCGACGAGTACGAGAAAGAGAACGAAGATGGTGAATGAAATATTCGATGTCGCCTGGAATTGCGTGCGGGGATGTTCGCGTGTAAGCGAGGGCTGCCGCAACTGCTCGTCGGCGCGTAGTGCGCTACGCGTGAATGGCGAACTTAGAGCCTACTCCGGCTTGGTCGAGGTGCTTGAATCCCAGCCTGCCTGGACCGGGGAACTCCGCTTTTCCCGAAAAACCCTTGACCGCCCCTACCATCTGATCAAGCCCCGCCGCATCATGATCAACACCATGAGCGACCTCTTCCACGAGGAAGCCCACGACGGCTGGATAGAACAGATCCTGCGAGTGGTCGACGACAACCCCCGTCACACGTTCCAGGTATTGACCAAGCGGGCCGCCAGAATGAAAAGCATCATGGAACGGCTTTACCCCCAACCACTGCCCAATCTCTGGCTGGGCGTCTCGGTCGAATCGGAAGCGGAAAAATGGCGCATCATCCCGCTCCTAGAAACCCCTGCCGCCACGCGCTGGGTGGCCGTAGAACCAATGCTTGGCCCTGTGGACATCTCCTGGGCCCTCGAAGCCAAGGAACAGCCCTATAAGCTTGATTTGGTCATGGTGGGCGGTGAAATTGGCCCTTACGCCAGGCCGCTACACCCCGACTGGGTTCGCTCGATCCGCGATCAATGCTCGGCCGCCGGCGTCCCGTTTTATTTCAAAACGTGGGGCGAGTACCTGACGGCCCCTCTGGTCATGGATCCACGCTATCCCGGCGGCGCCTACGTCCAGATCGAGGGCTACGCCCGCATGTCGGTCATCGCCGCGCACAACTGGCGGGACGGCTTGGCTGGGGTCCGTGTCGGAAAGCCAAAAACCTGTCGTCTTTTGGATGGCCGGGTCTGGGACGAATTGCCGGGGGGCATACAGAAAGCTGCGTAGAATTATGAGAAAGCAAGAAGTTAAGTCCGAGTGGTTGGATCTGAAATCGCTGTGTACCTATGCGAGCGTCTCGGAGCGGACCTTGCTCGGCTGGATACACAGGATCTCCGATCCGCTCCCCGCTTCGCGTGTGGGCAAAAAGTTTCGAGTTGAACGGTCAGAGTTTGATCGCTGGATGCGCGCTCATAGCGTGGCTATTGAAACAGAGCAAGTTGATGCGATGTTGAAAAAGATGTTTTCGGGAGGATAAATCGTGGGAGTCAAACTGAAAAAAGTGAAAGGCGTGTGGTGGTTATTTGTTAACCACAAAGGAAAACGCTCCTCGAAATCGCTGAAGACTGGTGACGCGAAACTGGCAGAGCAGATTCGGAAGCGAGCCGAAGGTATGGCCGCTTTGGGCCAGTTAGGCTTTCTCGAAACGAAAGAAGAAGCGTGCAAAGAGCAAACATTTTCGCAGTATTCCGCCGCCTGGCTTCGTGGGCGCAAAGGGGAAATCAAACACAGAAGCTGGGGCAGTTACGAGGAGCAACTCAGGCTTCGCGTGGTCCCCAGGTTTGGCGCACAGGCTTTAACCAAAATAACCCGCGAGGAAGTGAAGTCTTTTGTTGGCGATTTATCGAATGGCAAGCTTGCGCGCAACACGGTACGCCTAACATACGGGGCATTGCGCGCCTGTCTGAATGCCGCCGTCGAAGATGGCATTATTGCTTCCAATCCCGCTTCACGGATCGGAAAATTCAACAAGAAGCAAAAGGGCAAAGCTAAAGGGGATTCGATGACACGCAGCGAGGCGCAACGTTTCCTGACGGCAGTTGGCGAGATATGCCCAGGATACTCCGTTTTTTTCCTGGCCGCTTTACGGGCTGGGCTTCGCAAGGGTGAATTGATCGCCTTGCAGTGGGGGCATATTCAGTTCGGGGAATGTGTTGGGCCGGAGTGCTTCATCCTGGTCGAGAGAACTTATGACGTGAAATCCAAAACCTTTGGTTCTCCCAAGAGCGGCGAGTCCCGTCGCGTTGATATGACAGAACAATTACGGACGGCGCTGGTGGTGGCGAGAGATGAACGCCTTCTGCCTGCCTTCATGGATGGCAAGACCAGTATTTCCGACGATCTGGTGTTCCCATCGGAGACCGGTGGACCGATATTCCCGGACAATATCGCCAAGCGATACCTCGATCCAGCGCTAGAGCAAGCCGGTATTCGTCGCTTCCGGTTTCATGACCTTCGCCACACTTACGGCAGCCTGCTGATCCAGGCGGGAGTCTCTCCGGCCTATGTGCAAAAGCAGATGGGGCATAAGAGTATTTCGGTCACGATCGACATTTACGGCCACCTGATCCCCGGCGCAAATGCGGAGTGGGTGCAAGTCCTGGACGACGAGGCCCCAAAAGAGACCAAAGAAGAGGGAAAGAAGAAGAGTCAATCCGCATCAAAACCGCACTATGGAGGAGACGAGGGCGAATCAAAAACGAATGAAAAGTCTGTAAGTTGTTCAAAAGATTTGGCTGCCCCCCAGGGATTCGAACCCCGATATGCTGATCCAGAGTTGGAATCAACCTCAATAGAATCAATAGCTTCAACGACATCCATCAGCAAAATAGACCAAAATAAAGCAGAATCCGCATCAAATCCGCATCACCAAAAATCATCCGACAAGACCCCTCCAAGCAAGGAGGAGAAGTGAGCCATTGCACGCAAATAAATAGGCGGGGCTTAACACACCCCGCCTGTCCTTGCCTTGCCGTGCAGAGCCAAGCCATGCCCGACCTTGCCAGGCCACGCCGTGCCAGGCCGTGCCCTGCCTTGCCATGCAGTGCCGCGCCTCGCAGCGCCAAGGTCAACAACTTTACAAAACAGGGGAAGGAATTGGCAAGCCATGGAACTGAAATAAATTTACGTAACCTGAAAGGAGATCCACCCAATGAAACTGATCGAATGTGAAATTGCTGGACTGACGCCTTTGCTTATTCAACGGTTCGATGAACGCGCACAATTGGCAAAGCCCACGAGAACGCAATTGGCGCAACATGAAGATCCACTCGAAGCCGCGAGGCGGGTTGCATACATTGATGATGCAGGCCACTTCTACTTTTCGGCGTTTGCGATTCCGAACGTGATGGGAGCGGCTGGGGCGAATCACAAGATGCGCTCATCCCGGAAAACGCTGAAATTTGTCGTGCCGGCGGCCGTTCGAATATGCAGCGATACCGTCACGATTCTGAACGGAGATGGTGGCCCAGCCAAGAGATTCGAGGTTGATTCGCGGCCTGTCACGATCCCGGCGACAAAGGGGCGCGTGATGAGACACCGCCCGCGGTTCGACCAGTGGTCAGCGAAGTTCAATCTGCAAATTGACGACAATCAGCTTCCGATTGAGACAGCCCATCAGCTTCTGGCCGAGGGCGGAGTGAGTACGGGCATTGGAGATTTTCGCCCTGAGAAACGTGGCCCGTTTGGAACCTTTCGAGTCACGCGATTCGTAGAAGTTAAAACGACTTGAAATCAGCCATGCCATCCCGGGTAATTTTCAGTTCGACCACGGCGGAGTGGAGGACGCCTGAGTGGCTTTATAGGTCGCTCAACGAGGAATTCCACTTCGATTTCGATCCTTGCCCGCTGGGTGGAATCGAGGACGGGTTGGCGCCGCTGTTTGTTTCCTGGACGGGCCGGCGGGTGTTTTGCAATCCACCTTACGGCCCAGGGATTAGGGAATGGCTGGAGCGTGGCCGGGAAGCCGATCTGGCGGTGTATCTGATACCGGCAAGAACGTCATCACCTTGGTTTCACGATTTGGTGCTACCGCAAGCCCGTGAGGTTCGCTTCATTCGCGGCCGATTGAAATTCAATGGATCGATTCAGCCAGCCCCGTTCCCCAGTATGGTTGTGATTTTCAAGAAGGAAAGCGCATGACCCCTGACGGCCGCCCGCTTCGCCAAGGAACCGTATGCCGCTGTTCCTGGCATTGTTCCAATGTGAGCACACCGGGGGCTCCGGTCGTTGAACCGAAGGCTTGGTGTTCTTGTTGGTGCCATGAGCACGAATACGCTGCACGGCACGCCGCTACCAAAGAAGAAAGGAGTTCACCGAAACACGTTAACGCCCAAGATATAGATTCAACCCACTAAAGACCGCAACAGATAGAAGGTAGTACATGAAGACCTTGTACCAGCTATCAAGCGATAGCCTCGAAAGTACAGTGTGCCCTAGTTGTCAGCAAGAGAAAGCGGTAGATAGATCGTTCTGTTATCGTTGCTTTAAGCTTATTCCGCCGGCAGTGCAAATCAAATTATATAGAAGAAACCAAGATACCTATCCACAGTCATGGTGGGAAGCATTAGAGTGGCTGAAGGAACGCAAACTAGATAAAAATAGCGATTGACCGATAGGTGAAGTGTGCTATTGTTTCCGGCACACCTTCCCTGGAGGATCTTTCCAACATGCAAGTTCAGCCGCATCTATTTCAATCAGACTATTTACCTGAACCAACACCAATCAACCACCACCATCGTTTTAGTACTGCCGAAGAGATGGTGAATAAACTGACCGAAGATCCATGGGAGCAAGAGAAGTTGCCGCGCATCTGGAAATACTACTGTGAACGAACCGAGAGAGCCCACGGGTATACGCCGTCGGAATTGCGCATAAAGAAGGGCCTGAGCCGCTTACGGGAGTTGGTGCGCTGGGCTAATGGGGATCGCGGCAATGCGTTGAAGGCTTTCAAGCTGGCGATCGACAATCTGGCTGAAGACGAGTTTCTGTCAGGCAAGAACGATCGGCATCGGGAATACCGGGATTGGCATGACCATCTTTGCAAAAGTTGGGAGTGCTTTGAAAAACGGCTATTAGCGAAATGAGGGTGTATATGTTTGAAAAAGACTATTTGCCAGGGCCGGCCAAGGTTGTGGTGGTCTGCCGCACGGAAGATGTGATGGCCAGTTTTGGCCTGATGAATGAACGGATCGCGAAGGCCATGGAGGCTTTGCGGGAATTCATAGAGACCATAGCGTGTCAGGATGAAGAGCAGCCCATCGAGCGGGATATCTTGGAGGCCATGCACAAGGTGATTGACTCGGTGTTGCTGACCTATCCGGTCAACATCAGCCAGATGGACGCCGATATTGTCAGCCTGAGGAATCTAAGAATCAGCAACAAGACTTTTGCTGACGTGGCGGCGGAGGAGGAGAGACATCATGCCTGACGATCAGGAGAAACTGAAAGCCAACACAGATCAATTCTCGGCTATTTGCGATCACGAGGCGGAGTTGGAGAGGTTTTACTTTAGAAAGAGCCTCAGGGATTCTGGCCTACTGGAGCGATGGGAAAAGGAGTTCCGCGAGAGGGAGAGTATTGATGCCTGAACTGCAAAAGATTCGAGTCAGCTTTACCTGCGCCAATCCCGAGGATATCCAAGAGGTGCAGGCCATGTTTAGCCGGGCTTACCGGGCTCTGGACACCGTGAATCGCTGCCTGATGGGAATCAAGATCGGCGCTGATGGGAGTGTGGCGCGAGCAGACTTAGACCATGGGATAGCGGTGCTGATCCGCATGATGAACCGAATTTATACCGGAGGTAATCAGCAATTGTCCGACGACATAGTGAGCCTGTGGAGCATCGCGAGTAACGATGGAGAAATGGAAGGGGGTAGCCATGGAAACGCCTGAAGAGCCGGAACAACAGTCTACAGAGAGCCGGGAGATGACTCCTACGCCGTCTACGATGCCCTCAGACGAATCTTTGATGCCGGTACGGCCTAAACCTCAAGAACCGCCCTGGGAGCGTGTAGATTCGAGCAACGTCCATGCCATTCGCAGGACTACAGACGGGTCTACTTACGTTCAATTCCGCAACCGGGATGGGTCGGTAAGCAAGGTTTACCACTATGACGGGGTTCCCGACATCATTTACGAAAAGATGCGGACAGCCGATTCTGTGGGGCGATTCTTCCACAACCAGATCAAGCAGGTGTATAAGACGCGGGCCTTGAGTGAGTCGGAGGAAGAGGAGATAGGGTAATGTGGGCGGAACTGAAGGGCTACGAGGACTGCGTATGCGTGTTCTGCTTGAACTGTGAGGGAACGGGCGCGGTGGCAGTCCCGGCTGTTGAGCTGCCGTGCGATGTGCAAGTCGATACTGCAATATGCCCGGCCTGTGGTGGGAGTGGAGTGATAGAGGAATGCAAGGTATGCAAAAGCTTCACTGGTGGGATGTATTGATCTATGCGTTCAAATGGTGGCGCTGGTTCCGGCAGCGGCCTAAGTGTGAGGGGTTGATGACGGGACACAATCACAAAATTGCCATTGAGAGATGGCTGGAGAAGGAGCCGACGGATGTCTGTTCAAGACTTGAGATCGAAGAAGATCGGGATAATTGCCGTCCCTGAAAAAAAGGAAGAGTGGCTGGTGCTGCATTCGGCCTGTCATCCTGATTCACCCACCTGGGCGCGGATCAACGATGAAGGTGGGATTGTCATGGAATGTGCGGAGTGCGGGAAAGATATTGTGCGGTTAGTTTTAGAGACCAGATAGGTACGTGTAAGTGAAAGTGAACGAGTTAGGAACCGCCGAATTCAAGAAATACTTCGAAGCCCGACTGCAAGGCCAGAGTCTGCGGCGCTCGGGTTCCAGTTACGCGGCCAAGTGCCCCTTCCATGACGATCGCACCCCATCGCTCAGTGTGAATTTCGAGAAAGGCGTCTGGAAATGTTGGTCTGGCGCCGGTTGTGGAGGGGGCGGTGTAATCGACTTCGAGATGAAGTTCGCCCGCTGCGATAAAGAAGTGGCAATGGCGAATATCGCCGAGATCATGGGCTTGCGCCAGGGGTTTATTTCCGGGCAACGCTGGGAGGCCGCCTACGACTACACCGACGAATACGGCCATTTGCTCTATCAGGTGATCCGGTATCCCAAGGACAATTACGGGAAAAAGAAAATCAGTTTCCGCCATCCCGACGAGCAAGGGGGCTGGGTGTGGAGTCTGGATAAGTGCCGACGGGCTCTCTATCGCTTGCCCGATATCATCACCGCCCGGGAGGTTCTGGTTTTTGAAGGCGAGAAGAAAGTCGATCTGGTACGCCGCGATCTGGAGATGGTGGTCGAGGTGGCTGCCACGTGCAATTCCGGGGGAGCGGAGAAGTGGCTAGATGAGTATTCTCCATTCTTGACCGGGAAGAAAGTAATCATTTTCCCGGACAACGACGAGAAGGGTGAAAAGCACGCGCTCCAGGTCGCCAATTCCATCTATCGCTATGCCGCGGGAGTGAAGGTCGTAAAGCTACCAGGATTGCCCCTGAAGGGCGACGTAGTCGATTGGTATGCCCAAGGCCATCAGTTTGGCGAACTGGTCAAGGAAGCCAACCAGACGCCAGCGTGGAGGCCCTCTGAAGTAAGTAGCGGGATCCTGGTCGATGTAGTCGAATTTACCCGGCATACCCCGCCATCGCTGAACTGGATGGTCGAGGGGTTGATCCAGTCTGGCGCCAACGGAATGATCATTGCACGGCCTAAGGCTGGTAAGAGTTTACTAATCGCCGATCTGTGTATCTGCCTGGCGGCGGGGTTACCGTGGCTACCGGGAAATGGGGGAGCGGGGTTCTATGTGGAACGGCCCGCCCGGGTAGCCTATGTGACCAGGGAAGACGCTCCGCAACTAACGCAGTGGAGACTGAAGAAGCTGGCGCGGGGCCGGGAAGTGGTACTGGAAGACATCAAAGCCAATCTATATGTGAATAGCCGCCAAGAGAAGCAGCGCCTGATGATCGATGACGAAGACGACCGCAATGAACTCATACGGGCATTAGAGAAACATAAGACTGAATTCCTAGTCTTGGATGTATTTCGCCGCCTGCACACGGCCGAAGAGAACGACAATACTGCAATGCAGCGAGTCATTGACAATGTGGCGCTGATCCAAGAGAAGACTGGTTGCCAAGTCACACTGATCCACCACGAGACCAAGGGCAGCGAAGAAGCTACGTTGACCGAACGGATCCGCGGGGCTTCGGCTATTGCCGGGTATGCCGAGTGGGTGTTGGGCTTGCGGGTTGTCAATCGGCATGAGGCCAAGCATGAGTGGGTACGGCTGGTGGAGATTGAGATCAAGGCGGCGCTGAGCCCGGACAATTTCTATATCAAGTACATCGACCAGAATCCCCCACAAGAGGGGATCACGGTGGAGCGGGTGCGCTGGGAGCCACCGCGGCGCGGGAACAAGAAATCAGACGGGCTGCAATCTGAGTATTCAAATGCGGAGGAGGCTCCGTTTTAGAAGGAGAGTCACCATGGGAACATTAGAAATAGTTGAAGATAATAGCCCCGCTACGCTGAAGCGTCGGGCCACGGCGCTGCTGAAAGAGGCTACGGCCGCCGCCCAATCGTCCTGCCGTTCCTCTCTGCTGGTGGGCTGGATCGGCGCCGAGGTTAAACGTGAGCGCTTGTTCCAGGCCATGGGCTTTGATGGGGAAAGCGAATTTCGCCAGCATCTGGGCGTAGGCCGGTCCACTTGGTTCCGCTATGTGCGCTTGGCCGAGAGCTTGAAGAAGCTTCCCAAGGAAGACTTCTTGAAACTACGGGCCGAGAACGCCGATTACCTGATCGATCTTCCAGAGGAACAGCGCTACAACACGGTGTTGATTAAAAATGCCCAGGAAATGAAGGAAGAAGACTTCGAGAAAGTCACACGGCAATTCCGGGCTGAAGAAGACCAGATCGACGAGGCTGATGTCATCGTGCTGTTGAAGTACCGGATGCCTGAGAGCCGCAGGTCAGTGATCAAAGAAACCATCAAGTGGTTTGCTGAAGACCACGATCTGGATATCGAAGATGAATCACGGACTCTGGAGCTAATTTGCGCGGAAATCCGCTTCCGCAATCCGGTAGTGACCCGGGCTATGCGGGCTACCCAGCAATTACGGGAAGCGCATGAGTTGTTGACCGGGAATTCCGGGGATCTGAGCGCCGATGAAGTTATGGCCAAGGCCGATCAGGTGGTAGGCCAAGTGATTCGTGGGATGGCTGAGGCCGCGGGGCCATCCACGTAGAGAGGTTGCTGGGAACTCGCTTTGTCTGTGTTTACCGTGGGGGTACCTCGCAGATGGGGAGAGATCGATGCAGCACTGGGAAGCGCGTCTTTTGGAATGGGGCGCGCTTCTCAAACGGTTCGGGGGGTAGCAGTGTGGATCTGAAAAAAGAGATGGCTCTGAACGAAGAGCAACAGGACTGGCTTGAAAGTTTTCGTGGCCTGACCGCCAATGCAAGACTGGGACTCTATGTGCCCTTGCGGGATTCGTTTCTGGTGACAAAGAGCGGGCGCGAGGTGATGACGCCCACGCAACTGGGCCGGGACGAGTATGAACGGCGCCGCCGCTTTGTGTGGTTGGTCTATGACCGGCATTGCCGCCTGTGTGGAAGAAAACTGAAGTGGGAGGAGTGTTCGGTTGACCATATTGCTCCACGGGGTATGGGCGCGGGAAGCCGGGACGATTCTGTGTATTCCATTTGGCCAGCGCATTTGACTTGCAATCAACTACGGGGTTCCCGGCGCGTGGAGCCCGATACCGCTTGCCTGGCCTGCGGACACGATGTCGTCTTAGTGGGCGGGGCTTGCCTACATTGTGGAGCGAAGTGACTGAGGGCTCACTATTCGCCGGAATCATGGGCTTTGGTGAAGGCTTCCGCCAAGCCGGATTCACCAGTGTTTGGGCGGTAGAGAAAGATCTCGGCAACGCCTGTACGGTTTCAGTTTGTAAATGGATTGGAGAAAGGATCTTACACTATGAACAAGACCGCCAAAAAAGAACCGCTTGATCTGCGCGAATTCCGCATCGAGAAATTACAATCCCGTTGCCGGCACTTTACGGGGTTTATTGTCGACGAACTGTGCGGGGCCGGTGTCAAGTATCAAGAGCAGAACGGCAAAGTCTGTATGCCGTGCGTCCCTGGACTGATCCACGATCGTCTTGTGATTGCCTGCGATAAGTTCAACATCATGAGCCGCGAAGAAGCCGGACAATTGGCCGACAAGTCGCTGGAGGAATCGAATAAAGCGGCCAAGGCCATATTCGGCGCCAAGGATCACGCGAATTCAGTGGGCTTTGGGAAGGGTAACGGGGGTTTTGGCCAGATTTTATGCCCTGCCTGCGAGACTGGAAGCCTTCGTTACACGGTATCGAGTCTGAACGGCCATATGCACGCCCAATGCTCTACACCCAAGTGCATCTCGTTCATGGAGTAGGACATTTACCCCAAAAGGTCATGGCCATGAACGCTTGCAATTTGTATTGCTTTACAGATTCTAATGCTCGTATCATTAGAGGCATGGCAAAGAAACAGGCAATCACACGCGATAGCGCCTACATGACCGATCTCGGTCGAAGTGGGGGCGAGGCGACCAAGAAACAGAAGCCCAAGAGTTATTTTTCTAACATCGCCAAGTTGTCCCATCCCCGTAAGAGTTACAACGGCGGCCGACCCCGCAAGGTGAGACCAGCGCCCGCAGCGGAGAAAGCCCCGGTATGAGTCCAGAACCACGGAAACGCACTGGCACTGTCCTGCCTGACGACTTTTGCATCACGGTTTGCGACAAGTGTTTTCACGCCTGCTGCTGGCATGGAGAATTCATGTGCGACGATGCGAAAACTGCTGGGACTGTGGATTTACCCGTCAAAAAACTCAAAAGAATAAACCAGCGCCACGCCAATCCCGAGCACTGGGAGTACTGGGAGAAAGACGTAATGGCCATCGAATGGCTGGAAGCGCACGGCTACACGGAACGGAGTAAATAATGCTAACCGCCCACATGGAGTTGATTGATGGACAGGAGATTCCAAAACCATTGACCAAAAAGAATCACGCCAGAATCCAGCAATATCTGATTGTTCATTTCGCAGCCACTCTCCCACGCGAGTACCAAGCGCTTCCTGAACTGAATGTCCTTTGCGGCGCCGACCGGTTGGTCCCGGATGTCACCGTGGTTAGCCGAAAGGCCGTGTACGATAACGGGGATCTGGCAGAACCAGCCATCCTGGCCATCGAGATCTATTCCCCCTCGCAGACCTTTTCCAGTTCCAGTCTAATCGACAAGTGTGAACGTCTGCTGGCCGCTGGGGTGGGGGTTTGCTGGATCATACTACCCGATACCCGTAAGGCATGGATGGCCTACCTAGCGCGAGGAGAGCCTAACTTCGAGCACGTTGTGGGCGAATTGACCATCGATATACAAGTGCTTTCAATTAAAGTGAAGCTCGCGGAAATGTGGGCGGAACTCGACGACTGAAAAAAGGGGGCTAAGCCACCGCCCCCGGGACGTTGAACTTCTTTCCAGGGCCATAGACTCCAGTAAGCCCCTCGCCTATTTTTTCAAGTTGCCCCTCGGCAATCAATTGCCGTAACGGCTCATAGAGCGAGTGTTTATGCTTGGCGTCAGAGGTTGCAACCAGTTCGTCCAGGGTCATTTTCTGCCGGCCTTGCATGGCTTCGAGAATCTGTATCTTGATCTTCGTTGACCCAATCGGCGGTCTTCCCCTCCGTTTTGCTTTGTCTGGATCCTTGACCGGCCCGTACTCGCCACGTTCAAGTTTCTCAATCTTCCCCTCTTCGATCATCTCCCGTAAGTGAGCATACAGATTGTGTTGCTTGGTTTTGGCGGCTTCCGCGATCTCCGCTAGGTTCATCCGCTCGCGGCCTTCCATGGCTTTCAGTATCTTCGCCTGAAACTCAGCCTTCCATTCGCTCTTTGTCCCAAGTTTCGGCGTGACCGTCTTCGTTTTGCTTCGCGGCTTGTCCTGGCTTGGAACGTATTCCCCATACCCGATTCGCCGCAACTTGCCCTCTTTAGCCAAGCGCTGCAAGGCACGGTTCCACGCGCCAAGGGTGTTGAAAGGGTGGCGTGCGTGGGCTTCAGCCGCAGTTACCGGCCCATTGACGGCCATCTTCTTCACCATTGCTAACAGCAGACGCGACTTTAGGAAGTTCGGCGCACTGGCATAGCTGTCGGCTTCGTCACCCTCTGAGTCTGACTGCAATTGACTTGGTGGACGCTCAGCCACCTCCACCGTAGGTAGCCGTAGATTAGCTCCACTGGGGGGCGGCGGTGACAGAAAGGACATGCGATGGTCAGCCCCCTCCCGCGCACCTGAAAGTAACGCATAAATCCCATGGGCAAGTTCTGCTTCAGGGACTCCCGCGCTTCTTGCAAAGTTTTCAATCCATGCGTCGATACGACCGAGAGCGTAGATTGCGAGTTTGTCGACTTCTTTTTGGTTGGCCATTGGTTGGTCTTCTCTTCTTTCACGTCAGAATGTCCTTTCCATGCACTGAAAACGTTCACAATACGCTAATAATCTAGCATTGTGCAACTTGAAGTTGACAATTAGGCCATTATTTCGTTTAATAACTCGATTCGCGGAGGACGCTCTTGAACATCACCCTCACCCCACAACTGGAAGACGCCATCAATAAAGTCATCAAAAATGGGGAATATAGCTCAGTCTCCGAAGTCATCCGCGATGCCCTCCGTGGCTGGTTGCGGAAGCAAGAGGAGAAACGGACTATCCCCGACCAGCCCAATGGAACTAAACACCCTAGCTAAAATTAAAACGTTCAAAGAAAGAGGTCCACGACCTATGCCACTCGGAAAAGGCCAATACGATCACCTAGCGGAAGCGGCTATGGAGTCGGCGGAGGCCAGGGCCGCCATCGTGATGATCCTTGAAGGCAAGCACGGCAGCGGGTTCTCCGTCAGTAGCATCTCGCCACCCATGATCTTGGCCCTGCCTGGTATTCTCCGCGATCTGGCCGACAGGATCGAAGAGGATGCACAGGAGATAGCACTGGATATTGAGGTAAAGGTCAACGAGGCCAAGAGAAAATTCCATGACAACTAAAGCCCAGCTATCGGAAGCCCAAGTGGAGATGCTCATCCATCGCTATTGCGCCCTGGCTATGCCAATGATGCTACGATTTATGACTGTGAACGCCTGCATTTCAGCGACGCGGGTTGCCTGCGAATTTTTCCAGGCATTCGATATTCCGGTTGAGCCTGTTTCTACCAAGTTTGTCGTGGAAGTCCCAGCTATGAAGCTGGCCTACACCTCGGGCTTGAGCGAGGAAGAACTGGCGACCGCCAAGGACAGTAGGCGAGCTTTTGGACGTGGCTGGAATGGTCATCTCATAGCGCGGGTAGCCCGCAATTGGCTTATTGATCCAGGGTTCAATCAAATAGCGGCTCCTGAGGCTCTAGGCCCGATAATTGGGCTTGATCTGAACCATGAACCAATTCCAATTTTCCCTCTAACCGATGACGCCACAGACTCCTTCCACGTTGAATACGGCTGCGTATCAGGCAACGGCCTGGAACTCACAGTCCACTACATCACAACCAACGACACGGCATGGCGGAAGACAGAAGCTTGGAACGACGCGGGCTTATCCTGGCTCGCCAGTGAGATCATGGTGAGAGTAAGGCAAGATATTGAGGCTATGAACCATGGCTGAGGACCAGGAAGTACGATTCATTACCAGCAAAGAATGCGCTTTGAAACTGCGCATCACCATTGACCGGGTTTTCGCCCTAATCAAAATCGGCAAGCTACAAGCAATCAGAACGGGGCGCTCAGCCAGCCGCCGCGGGATCAGGGCCGCTTGGCGCATTGTCGATCCCGGCGACAAATTCATTGAGTACTTAGAGCAACTCGATCATCACCTGGAGCATGTCCCACTGCTATCGACCGCCGAGGCTGCCGTAGTTATTGGAACCAGCAAGGGCTGCGTCCAGGGCTTGGTTAACACCAAGAGACTCATCCCGGCCCGCCGTGGATCCAAGGCCGTTAAAGGCTCTACGGAACGTTCCGCCACCAAACTCTTTACCATCGATGAAATCAGGCGCTTCCTGTTGAAACAGCAGAAACGTAAGTACCACACCCATAGAGTAGAGATCCAACGGCTTATCGAATTCGCCAAGATCACCATCAACGAAAGCCTACATGGAGACGCCCAGAAGGTCCAGGCCCGCGATGAACTCAATCGGGAGATTGACCAGATGTTGAAACTACCAGAACCGCATCGCCGTCTTAGCCTAGTAGATTTGTGGGAAAAACTAGACAAAGTCGAGTACATAGCGGGCTTAGTGAAAGAGAAACAGCAAGATCCAAGTCCTGGACCTACAGCCTAAAGCTATTCCCTTGGAGTTGGGGTCATCTGGTAACGGTGCGATTTCCGTCTCGGCTCCGGCTCCAATGTTTTCACGAACGGTCTGACAAGTGGGTATACGTCTCCAACATAGTCTCCAGCAATTTTCCACCGCTTCTCCTCTGCGGTCCTGCCCCTTGAGGTCTTGGCGTCTTTGGCGTAAGCAATGCCTAAGGGCATCCCTACGAGTGTTCGATACGTATCCATGGCTGGCTTTCCGGCAATGTACTCGGAGATATCCCCAAGGGGCTGGTAGTTCTCGTCCTTTTCTTTGCGGTCCAGGATGTTGAACACGATGGCGATTCCCATCATGTGCCCAATGTTTTCGGCGTAATGCTTGATCTCACTCCAGGGGCCAGACTCTTCGTCGTTTTCTGGCGCTGGAGCGCCCAGCGCTGTTCGCAGCAGTTGATTGGCTCCGACAATGGCCGACCCCAGGGCTGGAACCAACGTTAGAAAGGGGATCCACGGCCTCCAGTTGCCTTTCCTGGCCTCACGGTAGAGCCGGTCGGTCAACATGGTGCAGGTTTTGTAGGTGTAGCCCTTAAGCAACGTGGATTGGCGGAGCACCGCGAGACCAACGCCAGCCGCTGGAGTACCAGCAGTTGATCTCCATGCTGGGGGCAATTCAAGTGGACTGTGGGAGTAAGTAGTCCGGTCCACCAGGGCTTTGGCGCCCCAATTTAGTTCGTCTGCACTCCACGATCCAGCCGCGATGGCCTTGTCGATCTGCCCGTCTTCAAACAGGAAGGTTTCTTTCAATGCCCGGCGATAGTATTCAGCGCCTTTCCCGCCCTTCATCAGTTTTGGTAAGGCAGTTACTTCCATGAAGTGGCGTGCGGATCCATCCACCACCAGCCGGGCAAAATTGAAAGCTTTATGGAAGCCGGTAAATTTAAGAAATCCAGACGCGAGAGTTCCTTTGCTGGCGCCATAGCTATCAAGCACTCCATTCCGGTAATGCTCGGCGCCCGCACCTGAACCCTGGAATAGACTGCGGGCCAATTTTCGGTCCCACAGCGCCGCTCTCCCGAGGCTCGTCAAAAATGCGCGGGTATTGGTGTGCAGCGCGGCCCAGACTGAGTGGGTCATGGCTTTGATCGACGAGGTGGTCATGGTGGTAATCACAGCCTCGTTGGCCGCGACTTTCATGATGGCCCGTTCCTCGTGGCTCATGATGCGCTGGCTCAGTAGAGCGTCCATGATCTCCGTGGTTACTTCCCGCGCCCCTTGATTGGGGATATCGGATACGATCCGGTTCAGTTTCTGCCGCTGCTGCCCGAAAAGCTCGGTGCGCGCTATGGTTTCGGAGTACTCCTCAATGTACTTGAGCATAGCCTCCGGGGTGGTGAGATAGAATCCAAGGTCTTGTTCCCTGGATCTTTCCACGTTTCCGGCTAATGGATGATCCCGGGTATGTTGCTTGAAGTAATCCTCGACTTCCGACCGCTTTACGCCTTTTTCTTTGGCTATGCGATCAATCATGGCATTCCAGCGCGCCTCGCCCGGTTTCCCCTTCAGCAGTTCCCGCAGGGTGATATCGCTTTTCTTGCCGGTGGTGGGATCCACGTAGTCGCGAATCACATAGTCAGGGTCGAATATGTGCGGGAAGTAGGTTGGATCGGACGGGAATTCTGAGAATTTTACATGCTTCAAGGCGCCGTTCACATATCGTTCAACCACGACTCCGGTATCGGCGGCCAGTTTGTGCATGTCCTTAAGCAGTTCGGCAATCTGGGTAGCGGCCTTGGCAATGCGGGCGTTGGCCGGGGGCGCTTTCCCTTCAATCGCCATCACCATGGCCTCATACTCGCTCACCTTTTTCATCTTGCGGGTGGTCTTATCCGCGATCTCGATGGTGCGCTGTGGACTGATACCGTTTTCCATGTGGATCTTCTGGAGGCGCGGGAGGAACTGTCCCTCCACTTGGCCTTTTCTGGCTTCGTATTGACGAGCCCAGCGCACGATCTTTTCTCCAATTTGTGGAATCCCAGCCTCCCTGGTGACGTTGAGTATATTGCGGTGGCCGCTGATGAACAGGTTGGCAAGAAAAGCCTTGTAGGCTACTGACGCGTCCGACTCTCCTAAGGCGTGACTCAGGCTGGCAAAACGGCTACGCACGGCTTTGTAGGCGCTCTGGACTGCCGCAACTTTCTCTTCACTGTCCTCGGCTCCATCCTCTGCCGCTTTGGCTTCGACCCCTGCCACCTCCGCAATACGCTCCCGGATGGCCTGTGGGGCATTTTCTATGCCTGCTGGTACTCCAGGCATAGGCTTGCCGTCTACGATGTCCTTCTTCTGTCTGTCGTGCTCAGCGCGGGCTTCCGTGTTCTTTGGTATGGAGAGGTCTTCTGGGGGCTTGGGCGGCTCCGATTCCTGAAACAGCTTTCCAACCTTGGGAGGCCCGCCCGTATCCGGCATCTTCAGGCCCTTATTCATCGCCTCCTTGGCCGGCCCGATTTTGACATCCTTCCATGACTGTACCGCCTGGGTCTGGATGGGACGGAACTCGCTGGGGCTGAATTTGATGCTGTTACCCAACTCGTAAGCGGCTTGCTCCTGTTCCGTGGTCCGCATGGCGTGCAGGGTGTTGACGAATTTGTCTTCGTTATTGATCCCGTTCACCAAGGCCCGCAACGAGGACATGCGCGGAGCGATCTTCGACACCAGCATATTCAGTTCAGCCTCGGCATTCGAGGTCATGAAGATGGCGTGGACGTTGCTCTTGGTTCCGAAACGCCAGAAGCGGCCCAAGCCCTGTTCAAGCATCATGCCGGAATAGGGTGGCCCCAGGAAGATCACCGCCCGCGGCTGAGTTCCCATCTTGTCTTGAGCGTTCAAGCCCATTCCACCAGCGGCAAAGGACAAGTAGATGTGCTTTTTCTCATTGCTGTTGAAGGCGTCCAGTTCGGCGGTGCGATGGGAACTGTCGGGTCCGCTATAGTTCGCCAGATCCTCGCCAAAGGCTGCGAATAACCCTTCTGGCACATCCGGCAAATCGGGGAGCAAGGCTCTAATTTTGCCATCTAAAGCAAAGTTCGCCGGCTGGAGGAAGCTAAAGATGTCCTCCCGCGAGGCTTTGGTCTCGCTGAAGAAGGCCACCTTCCAGCCTTGCTTTTGCATCTCCTTGGCCATCTCGATCGCCTGAGGCAAGCGTATCCGCTCCAGCCATTTCTTGGTGAACGTGGCTGCGTTCTTACGGGTGGCGGCCAGCAACGCCGTTCCCGATGGCCCCAGTTTGGTGTAGTGGTCAGCCGCAGCATCGAAGCCCTTTTTGATGTTGGCTAGAATCACTTCCTGGTCAGGAGTCAACGGCACTTGGGCCAACGAGATATTGAAGCCTTCCATGTTCTTCAACACGCTGACAAACTGCCCGCGCTCGATCAATTGACTTCGCAATTTGATTAATTTGAGCGAATCGCTGGCGCTTCCACCATACTTGCCATCGGTATCTTTGAAGATTCCAAACTGCTTACCCCAGGCATCGAAGCCGGTCTCTCGCCACAACCCCAGTTTGTCCATGTGGTAGAGTTCGAGCGCGTTATGAAAGGGCGTGGCGCTGATATAGATGGCTTTCTTGCTGTTGCCGGCCAGTTCCTTCATCATTATGCCGGTCTCTGAATAAGGGTTGCGGGCCACGCCGATCTCATCGCAGATAATCAGATCCCACTTCGCCTTCCTGATTTCCTTGCGGCTAACGCTGGTCGAGTAGGTAACGGCATAGACACCCGGTTTCCCGGGATCGGATACCCCGGACTTCAATTCTTCCAGTGGCACAGCGAAATCGCGGAAAACCGAAATTAGACCATCGCCGCGCTTGCGAATCAGGGACTTATTGATGGTCATTACCAGGACTTTCATGTCGGGCTTGACCAACTGGTTGGCCATGGCCGCCATCATGTAGGTCTTGCCGCCTCCGGTGGGGGCCGCCAACACCACGGCGTCATGCTGCTTTATGCCGGAAAGCCCCGCCTCGACCATTTCCGGCTGCGCGGGGAATTTCAGCATACGCCGCAGCCACATGGGAATTCTCACAGTAGGCGGTGGGGTATTGGCTGGCATCCCCAAGGTTTCGATGGTCTCAGACCATTGCGCGGGATCGTAGACTTCCGTGCCCCGTGGCTTGGTGGGCGTGTCTACTCGGGCGGGCTGGACAGTGCGTAGAGTCTCTCCAGGTCGTTCATCCTCATGTCCTGCTCTTCCACCCTCTCCTGTTCCTCGTACTGGTCCCACGGCGGCTCGATCCTTCTCAGTTCCTCGGGGGTCGCGGGGCTGTTCATCCGCTCTTCGAGGGCTTCGAGGGTCTTGTAGTGGAGCAGGGACATCAGATACTGTTCGTCCCGGTTTGGCTTCCTCATCGCGCCCTCCTAATTTCAATTCTTCCCCGTGGGGTCCGAATAGCTTAACTATACGCCCCGGCTTGGGGTCGGGAGAGGTTCCAGCGCGGCGTTGCTGGGCCTTCAAGTCATCGCGCATCTTGGCTAGCCGCTTGGCCTCTTGCTCTCCCAGGCCCACATTGCGCAGACGCTCTTCAATCGCACGCAGGCGCCGCTCGACTTCGCCCGGTTCCGTCTCTTGAAACAGAACGCTTGGATCGCGTGGGGCATAATGAACGAAAGCCTTGCCGGAACGGTCCTCCAGGTTGTAAATCTTCAGGCCCGTGGTCTTGCTGGCATTCTCCCGCGCCCATATCACGGCCTTTTCGGCGTCAGAAAATACTCGAAATCTTGCGGTATCCAAGCTATCGCTAAAGGATTCTCCATGATTGAAAATCTCGGTCGCATCCATTCGCTGTTCTGGCGTAAGGGTCTCGCCCTCTTCTTCCTTGCGTTCCTGTGTGCGCCGTTCGTCGTCTTTGATGGAGCGGGAAAGGATGGTGCGGTCTGGCCGTGACTCTTCCAGATCCGCTTCTATGGTCATGCCATCATCTAATGACTCCCGCTTGCCAAGCGGGAACATTTCATCCACCATCGATCGCGCTCTGAGGGCTTCGAGTGGAACGTCAGCCCAGTCCCCTTCACTGCGTAGCGCCACCCCCAATGAGGCAACATTCCGCCTCATCTCCTTCACGCGACGAGTCAGTCCCTCCGGCGTTACTTTTTCACTATCAGCCCATCTCTTCACTGCTGCTGGGCTTAACTTTGAAATTAGTTCATTGATTTGCGACTCCGTGAAATGGTTGACGTTGGGATTGTTCTTGAAATGGACTGGATGCTCCTCGAACGCTTTGACAGCAGCATCAACACCACTTTTCCCTTGCATGGCTTTTTCATGTTCTGGATGATCGCGTTCCCATTGGATAATGTCTCTAACGCGTGGACCAAATGCCTCAAGGGGCTGAGCATCGTAAGGAATCGTGTAAAGAATGTCACGCTCTTTGCTTGTTAATTTCTTCTTCCACGTATCGATTTTCTCCCCTTTGCTGTCCCACTTCACAACAGACAGATACTTATCCAAAACCCTTTGTTGCTCTTTGGTCAAGGTTTGGATTGCACTTGGCGTCTGGGACATTAAGGCAGTTCCAGCACCAGCCTTCTCGCCCGGAACTTCCAGATCCTCGGGCGTGCCCCCCGCCATCCGCTCAAACAGCCTACGAATATCTGCCGGGATCTTTACATCCAGCGACGAGCCTTGCATTGATACGTTCTCATAAACCTCGCGCATCCAGTCCCTCAGCCGCTCAAATACCGGCCTGATTTCCTCGTTCGGCGCTATGCCGTCATGCACAAACCGCTCAAAGGCCCGGGCAAACTTCTCTTGAACGTAGACCGCCAGATAGGACACGCGCTTTTCGTGGCTATCCTCAGCCCCCTCCAGCCAGCGTGTGTACGCGGGATCTTTCTTGGGATTCCACTCTTTGCGAAGTTGCGCCCCCCACTTGTCAACCGCGACCCGATCCTCTCCCATAAGGTTTCTGTGGGCCACATGAGCCCATTCATGGAGGAAGGTTGAGACATCGCCGTGTTCCATCAAGTGCAAAATAGCCCGGCCATCCGCCAGGAACTCTACCGCGCCCTTAGGGCCATCAACGCTGGCCTTTGGCGTGGGCGCCATGCCCTTCTTCTTGCCTAGCTGCCCTAGAACACTAACCTCTTCTTCTACGGGCGATTTAGGCCCTTCGCCCATCAATTCAACTGCGCCAAAAGCCTGCGCCAGATACTCGTCCAAGGACATATTCCAGACTCGCCGCACCCCCTTCTCGACAAAAGTCACAAGGTCGGTGGCTTTGCCCATCGAAAAGTTGGGATGGCGGGTCAGGATGTCGACGAACTGGTCTCTCGTGATCGGCCCGTTGACCCGGATGACTTCCTGGACTTCCTTGGTGAAATCTTCTTTGGCCTTCTCTTCTGGCGTTGGCTCCATGGGGCTAACCGGGGGCTTTTCCGGCTGAACCACTGGCTCCGTTTGCCGACGGCGTAGTTCTTTGCCCACTGCGACTACGTAGGGATCGTCTGTGCCATCCGCCGCAGCGCCATGCTCGTATTCCCGGTCCAGATCCTCCTCAGACATGCCGCGCAGTTTGGTGTCCACGTCGGCCATGGTGGGACCGGTGGGTGAAGGTTTCTCTGGCTCTGCCGCTTTGGGGGCTTCCGCTTTCTTGCCCTTGGCCGCTTTGATCTTGCCGCGGGCTTTGGATTTCGCTTCAGGCTTCGGCTCTTCGTAAGCGGGTTCTAACGTGCCCCACTCACTGGCTTTGACTTCTACGCCCATGTCGTTGGCGATATGCCAATTGAAAGACTCCGCTGGCTCCATTCCCGGTTCAAACTGCCATCCAGTCTGCTTGCCATCGACTTCGCCGATGTAGCCGGACAGCGCTTTTTCAATGGTCTTGGGCGATTCTTCCAGTAACTTGGTCAAGGCTTCAACAATGGGATGATCGGCCTCTCCTGGAATCAGTTTGCTGTTTTGGTAGTTGTACCAGAGGGTCGATTTGGAATCGCCAGACTGGCCGTAACCATCAAGCGTGTCTCCCATCTTCTCGATGCGCGTCCAGTTGCGGATGGCCTGGTGCAGATAGTCGCCAATATTCCAAATGGGGGCTTCCAACCGCATTTTCAGTAGTGGCGCCATGGCTTGGGACAGGCGAATGAAGACGCCTCGCGGCATTCCCGCCAGCGCATTGGCATCTGGAATCACTTTGCCCATCAGCGCGTTTTCTACTACCTGGATAGCCTTGGGGGTAAGCTCGCCGTCTTCGTTGATGTAAGCGCCGCGCTCCGCCTGCCCAATCACCCCGTCCTTGATCATGCGGTCGACCAGTTCAGCGGCTTGGACCGGGGGCAGATTGCGGACAAAAGCTTGATCGCCCATCCCTTTAAACGCTTCAGACACCCAATTCAACGTGTCGCCTGAGACGCGGTATCCCGACTGCACCCCTTGCTCCGCCTCGGTCATGGTGATGTCTTCCGGGCGCAAAAGACCGGAAGTTAATTCCATCAGGCCCCCCAAGTCGGTAGGCCGCTCATCGAGCATGAAAACCAAGACCGGCTTGTCGGTCGCGTGGGGGATGGCGTCGGGATCCAAGCCAAACTGGTAAGCCTTCCTGAGCAGGTCGGCCGCAATAGCCTCACTCTGGCCTTTTTGACTGTGAATCCGCATGGCTTCCAGGAATGTGGCGGTATTGCCCAGCACTTGCCCATCCGGGGATAGCACCGGAGCCGCGTTCGTCTCGCGAGTGTTATGGATTTCATCCAGATCGGGATTCTTCCCTCTGGATTTCACGATTTCCCTAGCCTCGTGGAAGTTCTCATCCTCGTAGTTGATTGGATTCAGGTCTTGATGGATGAATCTATCGTTCCTATGGAACGTGAATGGATCGTGCGATGCGATTACCTCACCGCCTCGAACCACAGCCCAGTGCCCAGAGACTTCCTGACCAGACGCCAACGTCAGGGTTACAGGCATTCCCACATGGACTGCGATGGGCTCGCCGCGGGGGAACTCCTGTTGTTTTGCCCGGCTAGCTAAGCGTTCCGCCTCAGTCTTATCCCTGTCGGCCTTCAACTGGGCCGCCAGTTTTCTGGCTTCTTCGGCGCGCTGGCCCTTTTCTATGGCTTCCTCAGGCGTCGTGGCATGGGTGGCCTCATAGGCCAGCCGGGCCTCAATCTCGCGCAATGCCTGCTCCCGCTCCGTCAGTTCCGCTTCTAGCGCCACATGCTCAAACAGGGGCTTCTGTGGTTTTTGGGGATCGAGCAGATCCAGTAACTGTTTGCGCTTCTTTTGCAGTTCCGTGAAGTGCTTTTCGTCGGCGCTCAATGGCGTGGATTTGCCTTGACGTAGTTGGCTCTCCATCTCATCCGCGTCCACGTGCATGTTGCTATGGGCAATGCGCTCCAGTTCCTGCCCTACCGCATCGAATTCCAACTGCTCAGGAGATGGCGCCGGTCCGACCCGCCGTTGATCCTGGACTTTAGTCGCTCGCTCCCGGAAGGCCGCAATCTCATCCTGGACACGCTTCTTCTGGTCTTCAAGAGCGGTAATCCGCGCCTCACGCTCCCGGACCAGGATCGCCCGGCCTTCTTCTTCGGCATACTCCTGGCGCTTTACGGCCCGTTCTTCCGCAGTCATGCTGACGAAGTTGGTCTCAATAGGCGCTACCGACGGCTCCGACATGTGCCACTTCAGAAGACGCTGATACCGCTCCAACTTCAGCGCTTGTTCCTTGCTGGCCACCGTTGGCTCCGCGTCAGTCTTGATCTTGGACTGGATTTCTTCAGTCAAGTGGTAAGCCAGTTCATACTCGTGCCGCTGCGTTGTGATTTCGACCAACTTCAACATGCGCGCCATGTCGCCCGCCGCCTTGGCAATGTGGTGGTCCAGCCACTGCCCGTAGGCGCTCGAATCGAGTAGGCGACTATCACGGTCGTTCAGCGACTCAATCGGAATCTCGGGTGTGGGCTGGAGTTGGCGTTGGCGAGTAGGGGTAGCAATCTGCTCGCGAACTTGCTCCTCAGTCATACCTGGGGCAGCCGTTAGCAACGACTTGACGTGGCCGGGTTGCAGTTCAGGGGGCGGCGTGCCCGCCAGACGTTTGCGCGGGTCCGCAAGGTCTTCGTCCGATGGAGCGGCGGGAGCGGGCGAGACTCCCTGATCCGCCATCTTTTTAAGCTTGGTGTTGCGCTCCCCCTCCCGCTTTTTGATATCAGCATTGACTTTGTGGATATGGTCGATGGCCGCCTGTAACTGCTCCTTGGTAAGCTGCGGGATGGGCACGCCCTGCTTGTTCAGTTCTTCCTGCAATCCAGGATGATCCTGTACGGCCTTTAGAACTTCAGCAACGAACAAAGTCTTATCGCGGGTAGCTTGCTCGCGGGCCGCCCGATTCTTCTGTTTCCCTTCGTAGGCCCCCGCGCCCACGGCCAAGAGCGTGCCGGCCACCATGCCAGCATTTTCGATTACGCCCGGTAGATCATTCTTCTGGTAGGCTTCATACGCGCCCTGGATCTGCCCAGCGGAGAGCTTCAAGGCAAAAGCGGTGTTGGCCCCCAGTAAGCCAACCTTTAAAGCCCTGCCCAATACTGGCCTTACAGCGCCCACCGCTTCAGCAATCACACTACCTCCCGCAGTAGCCGCCATGATTGCCATATTGCTGGGATTGAAGACTTCCGCCGTAGCCTCCCACACTGCTTTGCCCGCCAAACTCCTGGTATCCCATCCTCGCCTGAACTTGTATGCTTCACGCTCGCTTTCGGTCTTCGACCCCCAGTGCATATTCATTTCATCGTCTTCGGCTCGCATGTTGACATCGAAAACATGCAACTGATAGACGAAAAACTCCCGGTCCGCTGGCGACAAGTTAGGGTTCTTGCTTTGCTCTTCAATGGCCGCTCGATCCGTCAGGTCGTTCTGGAATAGTTTGTTGCTGGTCCAGCGCGCTCCCTGCATCCACTTCTCATCCAGCCAACCAAAAAACTGAAGTGGCGAGGTAAGCGGATTGGGTACTCCTTGTTCACTCGGTTCCTGAGATTCAGACTGTTCCGCTGCTGGTTCGGAAAGTGAGTATTTTTTGGCGTAGGCGGAAGCTCCAATCTGATTGATCTCCATCACTCTTGCCTTCGCCTTGGCCAGATCGGATTGTGGCTGCTGTGGGCCTGAAGCGTCCTGGTGAATGCTGGCAAACTTACCCTGCACGTCCCTAGCGTACTGCTGGGTCAGAGGGGAAGAGTCCAGTATTTCCCCATGTTTGCCAATAGCTCCAGGACCGCCGAAGTACTCCCCGGCAATCAAGTTTAGATTGCCATTGTACTTATTGCTCAGTTCCTTAAGTAAGCCTATCCCGGCAGTCGTGTTGGCGCCCTCGTCGTCGATGTTGATGTTAGGGAACCGGTAGGGCATCAACTGAAACAATCCATGGGCATGGTAGCCGTTGCGGGTGAGAGGACCAAGAACCACTCTCCCGTTCACCTTGTGCTTGAACCCGGTCTCTTGCTTGGCAATGGCCAGAGCAATGTTTGGGTCAAGCCCTTGGCGCTGGGCCTCCGCCGTAATGCGGCTTCGCACATCCTGGGGATCGCTCGACGACGATTGCGGTTCCTGAACAGAACCAGGAAGCGAGTATTTCTTCGCATACGCATCAGCCCCGATCTTGTTGATCTCCGCCACTCTGGCTTTGGCGTTGGTCAAGCCGGAAACGGTAGGCGACGGTAGATCAGGTGGCGGAGCCTTGGGCGGTTCTGGAGGCGCAGGGGGCCGTAGCGCTGCGGTGGTGACTGGAGGCGGCGTGACCGTATTCTTCTGAGTAGGCGCTGTAGGGGCGCGTGGTGCGGCAATGCCTGCGTCTGGACGGGTCAACGCCAGCAGTTTCGCTTGCGCTTCCTCCGGCGTATACGATGCTACCTCTGGCATAGGACTATTCCACCTTGCCTGTTAGGTTGGACTTGAACTTGTAACCAGCAAACCTTGGATCTTTCCTGGCTTCCGCCATTTTGTCCTTCGTTAGCGGCATGGCATGGACGACGGTCCCATCTGGAGCCACAACGCTCCATGTTTCTTCGGGGTGAGTCTGCCATTTGTCGCCCGCGCCGCTCGGCTTTTCAGGCGTACCGTCGCCTTGTGGTCCAGTAAAATACTCAATTCCACTCTTGAGTCCGCCCATGACTTTATCCCCAGCCGCCACGACGCTATTGGCAGCTTTGGGAATTGCATCCAGCCCTGAGTTAAGTTTCGCCTGTACCCGCTGCTCGATCTTTGGGCTGGTGGTAGGGGCTTTTGGTACGTCGGACATAGTGCGCTCAGCCGCCGCTTTTGGAGCCTTACCATTGGCCGTAGGAGGTACTGCGCTCAACTCTGGGGTCTTAGCGGGACTGGCCGTGCCATTCGCAGGTTTTCCACCACTAGCGGCGCCATTACTGGAACCGCCCGAAACGGGTTCAAATTTAACGGGGCCTAAACTTTTGTCGCTTTCTAATACCTTCTTGCTTGCCTCATCCACTACATCCGTTGAGCCATCTGAAAATGTCACCTTGTACTTGGCGCTCGGCGGAGCGGTGGCTTGACGGGCATTGGCCGAGGCGGAGGCTCCAGGCTTGTCCGCGCCCGGCCCGAAGATCCGTGGTCCAAGTAACGTGTTGAGATCGTCTTCACTGAGTTTCCGATTGCCTCTCTTCAGTGCATAGCGCCGAGATTCCCGTACCCGGCCCTCGAACTCCGTCATTTCCTTTAAGGTGTGACCACCCCAAGTTGGTTCTCCAGACCCGAACCACCCGCTTGTACCGTCTGACGGTGGCCTTTGGAGAAGAGGGTACGTATTTCCATCGTCGTCTTGGGATGTAGTAGCGAGGTACTTTAACTGCTTCTGCTCCTTTGGGCCTAGCGACCTTGATACCTGTTGAAGCGCCCTGGATTGTATGATCTCTTCTTCCCGTGGATCGTCTTTAAGTCCCGACGCTGGCGCCTTTACCCCCATTTCATAATTCGAGGCCGCCAGAGACGCTGCGTCTTCCAATTGTTGCGGGGTAAGACCATCATGCGCGTGCGCCTGGATGTAGTGCTCCTTCATCTTCTCGAACTGATCTACGGCTGCTTGCCTTTGCTCGGGCGGCAGGTATGTATAGCCTATGCTTCTTTCGGTAACAACCGAGCCGTCTGGTCTTAAAACTCGCTCTATCGTCTCTCCGTCCGGTCGAACCATATCTTTTATGACATTGTGCTCTCGATTCAACATGCCGGTCTCGTAGTAGAACTGCAATTGCTCTGGAGACGGCTTGACATGATTCACCATGTCTTCATATATTTTGTTTTCCGCTATCTGCTTGGGCGTCTCGGGGTGAAGCATGGCATACAGGCGTTTCTTTTTACGCATTTCATCCGTAGTCAAAGTGGATGGATCACGCGAGGTCAACTTGGCTAATTCGTCCTGGTTGGCTTGAGAATTGAGCGTAAATTGACCGGATTGGATCGCTTGGTCTGTGAGCTGAAGATTCTTCTTGCTCTGCTCTAAGTCCACTAGAGCCTTCTTGCTTTCCGGAGACTGTGGCCTGTTAAGAGCCCCAGGATCGGCCTTCGCCGCCAGATCCAGCGCGTTGCTCGCGAACATGTGCGGATCGATATCCATGCCGAAGAACTTCATGGTGGCGCCCTTCACCTTTTGGCCAGTGGTTTTGGGCTTTACGGACTTGCCATCCTTGTCTTTGCCTGCTTCTGGAAATGAGTATTTACGGGCGGCGGCAATATAGGCATTCCTTGCCGCAATCGTTTGGCCGCCAGCCTTAGCCATCGCAGC